GCTCGATATACAAGAGTTATTGGTTTCAATGACGAAATTAAGAAATTTGAGATTGAGACTCCAAATCCTTGAGAGTCTCTTTTTTTATGGAGGGATAAATAATGGGCCAAGGTATTTCAACGATTAATACCGTTCTTAAAGCAGGATCTTCTGCAAACGCTCTGTCTCAGCTTGCTAAGATTAAGTCGTACCCGAATCTGGGTGGTGCTCCGGAACAGTTGGAGACTACCGATCTGGAAGACGTAATGCAGACCTTCTGCCTTGGTGTTCAGTCTCTGGATTCCATGGAATTCACTTGCAACTACACCAAAGCAGCTTTCGCAGCTGTTAAGGCATCTGAAGGAACTGAACAGTATTACGCTCTTGAGATGGGCGAGGATGGTGCAGATGGCAAGTTTACGTGGCAGGGCAAGCATTCCGTGTATGTGACTTCCGGTGATGTCAATGCTGTCCGTGAGATGGTTATCACCTGTGCTCCGTCCACAGTAATTACTGCTGAAACGACATAATAAGGATCAATAGAATTGTGGGTGGTAGAAATTCTCTATCACCCACTTATTTTTTTATGTAAATATTTTTAGTGGGAAAAAATTGGAGGATACACTATGGCAACAGCAAATATCGTAATTAATGATATCGAATATACCATTCCGGCTCTGGACTTTAATGCACTTTGCGATTTGTCTGATCTGGGTGTTGATGTTATAAACATGAATTCGGATATGGGGAATCCGCTGAAACTGACGAGAGGGATTGTAGCATGGATTACTGGCAAAGACCTGAAGGGGGCCGGTAAACTTCTGGAAGAACACATCGCCAATGGTGGTGGATTCGATGATATCTACGAAGCATTTACGGAAGCAATCAGTGAATCGGGTTTTTTCAAAGCCCTGCAAAAGAGGGCAGTGATTCCGGAGGACCACAAGAGGAAAACGAGAAAAGCATCAAACGAAAAAGCCGAATAAAGACGGTTTGGGATTACATAGAGACATATTGGATTCCATTAGCTACAGCAGTAGGAATTCCGGCAGAGATATTTTGGAACATGACTCCAAAGATGTTCACAAGACAATTGCCATATTACGAAAAGCAATTGGAAATGAAGAGACGGTCGGAACAGGAACTGGCATGGATTAATGGTATCTATGTTGCCAGAGCGGTTGGTGCTTGTTTCAAAGGGAAATATCCCGATAAACCATTGGATTTCTACAACGTTAACAACAATGAGTTTCTTGATACGGATCAGGAAGAAGAAAAGAAAAAACCAAAAGACGTTGTGGATTTCGAAGCATGGGCTATTGCTTTCAATCAAAAACAATTTAATGGTGAAAAAACCATAGATGAAAGCGAGGTGAAAGAAGATGGCTGATGTCGATAGGCTAGAAATAAAGATTGGGGCTAATGCTTCATCGAGTAGCAAGTCACTGGATGCTCTGATTTCCAGGATGGAGAACTTGTCGGAAGCTTTGTCGAAATGTACATCTTCGTACAAACAGACCAAGCAATCATCTGATGGGGCTTCCAAGGGAATGGAAAAGACAGCAACAGCAGCCAAGAACCTTGGAAAGTCAGAAGCACAGATTAGAGCATTATCCAAAGCATTTCAGCAATTAGGAGCTGGAATAAAGAGTCTTTCGGTTACCGGACTCACTGCCTTTGGGAAGATGATTACAGCCCCATTATCTGCCGGAAGAGCGATATTCAACTTCAATAAAAATCTGGCATCGTCGGTTGGAAGTCTGAATCTGTTTGGCAGAGGTGCTAAAGTCGCACAGGAAGGTCTGTCTGGACTAATCTCTAAAGTCACTGGTCTGGTTGCTAAATTATACATTCTGAAGACCGCTATAAGTGGTATCTGGAAAGGTGCCACTGGTGCAATGGACTTCATCGAAACATACCACTATTTCGATGTAGCTTTTAAAAAGATAGGCGAAGAAGCAGAAGGTGATTGGAGACAGCTAGGTTATGATTCCGCACAGGCATATGCCGATTCTTTCAAGGAAGAATCTTTAAAACTGACTCAGCAGATGACCGGATTTGCTATTGATAAAACTGGCAATCCATACAAGACTGACTTGAAGTCCCTTGGCATGGACCCAGACATGGTCATGCAGTATCAAGCACAGTTTGCTCAGATGGCAAACGGTCTTGGGATGACTGCTGATGCTGCGACTAAGACATCCATTGCATTGACGATGTTAGGTGCTGACTGGTCATCACTGCGAAATCTTGATTTTGAGACATCGTATGAGAAGATGGCATCTGCACTTGCCGGTCAAACAAGGGCTGTTCGTTCTCTTGGTGTTGATATTTCTCAGGCAACACTTCAGCAAGTAGCTTTTGAAGCTGGGCTTACAACTTCGGTCACTAAGATGAACCAGGCTACCAAGGCACAGTTAAGAATGATTGCTATTCTTCAGCAATCAAAGGTAGCATGGGGTGACATGGCAAGTACATTGAACACTCCTGCGAATCAATTCAGACTGATTAAGCAGAATATAACAGTCCTTGCCAGAACGATAGGGAGTCTTCTTCTTCCGGTCTTAAAATTTGTTCTTCCGTATATCAACGCAGTGGTAATCGCATTGCAAAAGCTGTTCCAATGGATTGCCGGACTTATAGGTGCGGACATCAGTGGCATCACAACAGGAATCGGTGGACTTGATGATACTCTGGGCGAAATCGATGAACCAAACTTTGGAGATACGACTGACTCAGCCAAAGACCTTGGCAACGAACTGGACAAGGAAAACGAAAAAGCAAAAAAACTGAAAAAGACCATCCTTGGCTTTGATGAGTTGAATGTTCTTAACGAACAGGATAAAGACGAGAAGAAGGATGACGATAATCCTCTTAGTGGGCTTGGTAGTTCTGGAAGTCTTGTTCCTCCGGAATTAAACACAATGCTCGACCAACTTTTGGATGAATACCAAAGGAAATGGAACGAAGCATTTGCAAGTATCGGAAATGAAGCAGAAGAGATTGCCCAGAAGATAGTAGATGCGTTCAAGAAAAAAGATTGGTATGGACTTGGGGCATCTATTGCGGAACTTATCAATCTTGGTATTAACAAGCTGTACGACTTAATCAGTAGCGATAAATTTAAGAAGAAAATGGAGGATATCGCTAGTGCGATCGCACGGGCATTTAACGGATTCGTAGATAAACTTAACACTGGCAAACTTGGTAAACTACTGGCAGAAGCAGTTAATGCTTTCGTTGGTGCTATGAACCGTTTCTATGATGATGTCGAATGGGATGACCTTGGAAAGAAAATAGGTCAAGCAGTCGAAGGATTCATGGAGAAAATCGATGCTAAAGCTGTCGGAAGACTGTTAGGCAAGAAGATAAACGCGGCAGTCGATGTGGCAGCCGGATTCCTTGATGAAACAAAAGATTCTTGGGATGCCTGGGGCAAAAAGATTGCTGAGTTCGCAAATGGTCTAGTCGATGAAGTTAATTCGGAAAAGATTGGAAACACACTTGGTGAAGGGGTTAACATGGGACTCCACATCATCAGGAATGCGGTTGAAAATTTTGGTTGGGACAATTTAGCAGACAAGATTGCGGTCGGCATCAACAAATTAACAAATACTGTTGAATGGAATTATGCAGGTCAGACAATAGGAATTGCTGTTCAGAAAATTGCAGAAACTATCACAAGAACACTTACTGGGATTAAATGGAGGACATTAGGTGCCAACATTGGTACTGGTATAGCATCTGCCCTTAAAGAAATCAAGCCAGAAACAATAGGAAATGCCGTTTCCACAGCCATTAAATCTGGTTTGAATCTTATTAGTGGTGGAGTCCTTGCTTTTAAAAGAGAAGGAGGGTTTAAAAGCCTTGCTTCTATTACAGCCGGTTTTATCAATGGAGCTTTAGGAGATAAAGAAAACTGGTATAAAACAGGGAAACTCCTAAAAGAATCACTTCGTGGTGCTTTGGAATATTTAAAAGTGCTTCGTGGTGATTTGGATTGGGATGCAATAGCACAGAACATCCACAATTTCATAAATGATGTTATTGATGACGATGAATTGTGGAACGATGCATTTGCAGAACTAAAAGCATGGATCGGAAATATCGTTGAATTTATCAAAACTGCATTACCGAGTCAAGAAGATTGGAAAGCAATCGGTTCCAGGATAGCTGAGTTGTTACAAGAAGTCCCGTGGGGGGATTTGTTAGAAGCAGCCATAGAAGTATTCAAAAATGCTTTTCTTGGTCTTGTTGAAGGACTTGGTGAAACCACAGCCGGAAAGATTATTGCCGGACTGATAGCTTTTAAGATAAGCGCAACAATGTTAGTTCCATTCGCTGATGGTCTGGTTAAAACAATTACTGGCGATCACATTTCCAAGCTATTGGTAGATGGTATCAAATCTCTGTTTTCGAAGTCTTTAAAGACTGGTGCAGAAGAAGCAGCGGAAGAAGTTGGTACGACTGTTGCAACTACACTAGCCGGTGGGGCTACTGGTGGTGGAGGTGCCGGAGCCAGTGGAGGGGCTGCTGCTGGTGGCATTGTTGGTCCTCTTGCTACAGCACTTGGATTGTCAGGTGCTATATACGGAACAACTATTCTTGGTCAGAAAATACAAGAAGCATGGGATAAAGCTAAAGGTGGTAACGGTGTTATCACTGACTTTGGTTTTACTACAGAAACTGTTCTGGATAAATTAAGGCCGTTACTTGGTGAACAGTATGAAGTAATATGGAAAACAATGGAAGCATTGGAAGACTCCGGTGCGAATGCTGATACATTTGGCAAGACTTTAAAGAAAGCACTTGAAGATGCCGGTATTCCAGGCGAAGAAGTCGAAAGAGTAATCGCTGCCATGAACGGTGAACTTCAGTTATCGCAGACCCAGATTGGTTTGCTTGAAACTGTAACTGAAGGATACACAGCAAAGGCAAATGCTATGAAAACAAGTCTCGATTTTAGTAATGTCGGTTCTTCATTTGGTGAATTCAAAGATACACTTTTAACATATCTTTGGGAAATAACAGAAGGGACAACTAATTCTGAAAGTAGTTTTAATACCTTGCAATCGTTGATTCTGAACCTTCCGGAAAATGCCAAACCAGAAGAAGCATTTGGTGCAATCACTGAAGCTATGGAGAAGATGGGTGTTCCGGCGAATAGAATCGTGGAATTTATGCAAAAACATTTCCCAGAAGCGTTTGAAAAAGGGACTGCGAGTGCCAAAACCACAGTATCTACCAATATGGGTGACATAAAAACCGCTCTGGAAACGATTGGTGGAAATATAAAAACATCTGTTGGAACAGCATTTGAGTTTATTTCGACAGTAGTCAGTCAAAAGAGTTCAAGCATAAAAGGATTTGTTGAACAGGCATTCGGCTTCATTGGAACAAAAATCAAAACAGAAACGAGCGATGCTTCCATTAATACCGAAAAAGCGATGAAAGCTATCGAAGCGGAAGTGGATAGGGCTACTAGTTCAGCAAAAACAAAGACAGAAACCAATACCGGTTCGATGAAAGGATTATTTGAAGGTCTTGGAAGTACTGTTTCAACTGTGTTTGGTGACATAGTAACAAATGTAGGAAATTCTTTTGACACGATATCGTCCGATTCCAAAACAAAATATGAACCAGCAAAGAAAAACATCGAAGATACAAACTCTGATATTAGTGGAAATTTCAAGGATACATGGGAAAAGCTTCATGGATTTGTAGTAGATACATTCAAAGCACTGGATTGGACAATCAAGGGTGCTAAAGGAATGGGCTTAATCAAATCCACAATGGAAACAAAGTCCCAAGAAGTCGTAGATGCTACTGAAAGTAAATTCCAAGATATCGACCAGAAGATTGCAAATAAGTTTACAAATACATACAGAAAAGTAAATAGTGCAATCAATCCGAGTCAGTTCTACAATATCGGTTCTGCTGTTATCTCTGAATTGAATAGGGGTATCAGTAGTCAGCATCTTGCAGTTCCTCATGTTGGATGGAACTGGAGAAGACTTGAATTCGGGCCGTCAGACCGCAGACAATGGTTTGAGATCCCTGAGATATTTGTCAACTGGTACGCAAAAGGTGGTTTCCCGAACTTTGGTGAACTTTTCTGGGCAAATGAAAACGGGCCTGAAATGGTCGGTACTATGGGACATAAGAATGTCGTAGCAAATAATCAGCAGATTGTAGAAGGTATCCGAGCTGCTGTTGTGGACGGAATGATGGAAGTATTTATGGCAACTGGTGGTGGACAGAGTGGTCAGACTCAGGCTCCGGTAATTGAGTTTACATGGAGAACTGATAGTGAGACGCTTTATAGACAAACGATTAAAGGTCGTGAGAAGATGGCTGGTCGAGGATTTAAAGTAGACGCAGCCTTTTGAGAGGGTGGTTTGATATGGGATATCATTCGAATATGATAGCGGTCAATGGACAGTGGATCAAATCACCTTCTGCCATGACCGTACACATAGAAGATGTATCGGCTGCAAATGCCGGTAGAACAGAAGACGCTTTAATGCAGAAGCAAAGAGTTGCACGAAAGGTAAAAATCGACCTTACGTGGGCAATGCCTACTCCGACAGAAGCGCAACAGATTCTGAGTGCTTTTTCTCCGGAGTATTTTTCTGTAACATATTATGACCCATTGTATGGTGGGACTACTACAAAGACATTTTATTCCGGTGAGCAGTCCGCTCCGGTAAAGGTATGGATGGTTAACAACAAGCGGTACGAAAGTATCCAGTTGAACATCATTGAGAGGTAAAGACATGATCAATGTATCAGATGCTTTTAAGAATGAACTGAATAACGATAATCGTCTCTACCTTGCATACGCAACTATTACACTTACTGATGGGACTAGACTTTCCGTTACGAACGAGCATATATGGGCAAACGGAGTGAAGATAGAGGAGTCTGTATCGGATTCCTCTTCTTTTTCCATCGGTTCAGCAATTGCAAGTAAGTTGACGCTTACGCTAAATAATGTATACGGTGACTTTACGGATTATGTTTTTGATGATGCCCTGGTTAACATTCAGATAGGACTTCAACTTCCGAATGGTACTATCGAGAAGGTTAATCGTGGCAACTATGTTGTAACCGAAGCTGTAGGTCAGAACACAAGTCTAGTCACCTTGGAATGTCTTGACTATATGTATAAATTCAATAAGCCATATAGTGAAGTACAGACCATATATCCATCATCGATGGGTACTATTGTTCATGATATTTGTTCTTACTGCGGTGTTACACTCAGCACACAGAATTTTCCGAGACATGACCTTGTGATTCCGAACAGACCGGAAGACGAAGCATTGTCGTGCTTGGATGTAATTTCGTACATATCGCAGATATCGTGTTGTTTTGCCAGAATAAACAATTCCAATAAGTTAGTGATTGAATGGTATGATACAAACGATATCACGACTACAGAAAAGCTGATTACAAAATCTGCCGGTGATTATATCACCACAAAGAGTGGTGATTACATCGTAGTCCTTACACAGGCTACCGATGAAGATTTCATCGATGGAAACATCGTTACGAAGATCCATAGGATTCAGCATACCGGAAGTCATACGGTTCAGATGGATGATGTGGTCATTACTGGAATTAGAGTAACGAATAAGCGTGACCAAGATACAATTTCAGCTTTGGCTGGCACTGAGGGTTATGTCCTTGGTGTGGATGAAAATCCGTTTATACAAGAAGGATACGAAGGAACTGTTGCGGATCTGATTGGTGAACGGTGTATCGGGATGAGATTCCGTCCGATGAGTGTTACCACACTAAATGACCCGACAATCGAAGCTGGGGACCGGATGTATTTCATCAGTCCAATTGACAATGCAGTATACAAGTCCTATATCACATCAAGTACGTTTGCAATTGATGATTGGCAAGACCTTCGATGCGATGCAGAAACTCCGGCTAGAAATTCCGCTACGAAATATGGGGCTGCTACAAAATCGTTTGTTGCACTCAGGAAGATGGTACAGAATGAAACGTCTTCCAGAGAAGAAGCGTTGAGAGAACTGAGCATCAAGGTTGATAACTCCTCTGGTCTGTACATGACTGCGGAAGAACAGCCTGATGGCAGTTTCATTTACTATCAGCACGACAAACCAACCATAGCAGAATCATCTATTATATGGAAGGAAACCGCTGAAACTAGAACAGTTTCTACAGACGGTGGTCAGACATGGAATGCCGGTATCACTGCTGATGGAGATGCTATAGTAAGACTCCTCCAAGCAGAAGGAATCAATGCTGACTGGATTAATGCCGGAACGCTTGTTATCCGAGACAACAATAACAATATCATCTTTTCTGCATCGAAAGAGTCTAGCACTTCCGGTGGTTCAGTATTTATCGGAGCAGGTAGTGTAATAATCGGTGGTTACAATCAAGTACAAAGCCAGAGTATGTCTGACGCACTTGATTCAGTGAAAACTTATTCAGATGGACAATTGACAGCATACTCACAGCAAGTGGCACAGGCATTTGATGATATTCAAGCACAGTTAGATGGTCAGATTGATTCGTGGTATTACAACTACAATCCAACACTGAATAACGCTCCGGCATCTGATTGGACAACAGAAGAACTGAGACAAGAGCATGAAGGTGACACCTTCACGAATGTAGATACCGGTGATGCTTGGAGATTTATCAAAGAAAATAACACATGGATTTGGAAAGTAATTGCCGATACGGCAGCAGCAGCAGCTTTAGTAGCAGCGCAAAAAGCACAGCAAACAGCAGACAATAAAATAAGAAACTTCATGAATGTTCCTACTCCACCTTACGAAGAAGGTGACTTCTGGATCAAGAATGATGGAACAATCCTCATATGTACAAATGGGAAAGAATCTGGTCAGTCATATAGTCCAAACGACTGGGAAGAGAAAGTTAAGTATACAGATGATACGGTCGCTAATCAGGCTCTTGAGGAAGCTAGAAGAGCGCAAGCACTGAATGTGGTTCTGTCGAACGAGTATGATAGCATTCCCACAGATGCGGATGGCAATTATACGACATTTCCTTCCGGAATCCAAACAACCGTCCAGACATTCCTTGGTCATAACGATATCACAACTCAGTGTACATATGCTGTTAATACAAGTTCTGCCATCACCGGAACATGGAATGCGAATACAAAGACATATGTAGTTACCGGCCTTTCGGCAGACACTGGATGGGTAGATGTATCTGCGACATACCTTAACTCTCTGACAGCAACGAAAAGATTTACAGTTGCGAAGGTAAAGCAAGGTGTGCGAGGAATCCAAGGTACTGCCGGGGCCAAAGGTGATAAAGGTGACCGAGGTGATCCAGGGGCATCGGGAAGAGTATATATTCTTGAGCCGTCAACAGCGGTTTTGTCGAGATCAGCAATGGGAGATGTCACCCCTGGTTCGATAACATGGAAAGCATATTATCGTGACGGTGACGAAGCGAGACAACCTTATGCCGGACGTTTTAAGATTGAAGAGTCGGCAGATGGTCAGACATGGACTACGGCTTATACGTCATCTCAAGACGAAACGTCATGTTCGTATACAACCAAGATGCAATTAGTTACCAAAGCAAACAAAGATAAATTGGTAACAAAAGCAAATAAAGATAAGCTTGTCGGGCCACATATAACAGCAACTAATGTCAGGTGTACGCTGTATCATTCCGGTGGTGTGGTTACCGTTCTGGACCAACAGTCTACCCCCGTTGTGGATGATACTGCCGGACTTACAGTTGTTCTTTCAAACGAAGCTGTTTCCGTTACTGCCGATTCAGACGGTATGATTCCAGATTACAGTGAGTGTTTTACATACTTGCAAGTGTACTATGGAAACAAGCACGTATCTGATTACGCATCATATTCGGTTCCGGTTGTCTCTTCTGGATTAACAGGAACATGGGATACGACAACGAAATGTTATCGTGTGACCAATCTTACACCAGATGATGGATATGTCGATTTTACGGTATCTTATAAAGGTGCAAGCGTTACAAGACGGTTTACTATCAGTAAATCAAAGAACGGTGTATCAATGACCGGAACGACAGAACTATATGCTTTGGGCAATAGTCCTACTACAGCACCGGCAGATTCAGCGTTTACAGAAGGAATTAAGACTCCTACATCTTCCAATAAATATCTTTGGAATATGGAGAGAATCCTTTATTCGGATAATTCTTATTCAACTGTCGATAAACACATTGTTGCCATCTATGGTGAAACTGGTGCCACTGGTGTTGGTATCCAGAATATCGAGAATTACTACGCTATCAGTAATTCAACAACTGCTCCGGCAGACTCTGCGTTTGACACAAATGTAAAGGCCACTACATCTTCCAATAAGTATCTGTGGAACTATGAAGTAACAATATATTCGGACGGTTCAAGACACAAGACCGATAAACGAATTATAGGTACATATGGAGATAAAGGTGACAAAGGTGATAAGGGCGATTCCGGTTTGCCTGGACGAGTATATATTGTAGAATCATCTGCAAATGTAATCACCAAGGATGCTAAAGGAAACACTTCACCTGATGTCATTACCTTTAATGCATATTACAGAGATGGCAGTTCTGCCAGAGAATCATATGCCGGAAGATTTAAAATAGAGTCTTCTACGGATGGTGCTTCATGGACAACGGTTTATACTTCCTCTGCAAACGAGTCTTCGTGCAGATATGTCCTTCGGCATCAACTGGTCACCAAAAAGAATAAAGACAAACTCATTACAAAGAAACAAGGTAATTACATTATCGGTCCTCATGTTGACGGTACGATGTTCAGATGTACATTGTATCAAGCTGGTGGTACTACTGTCGCTCAAGATCAGCAGACAGTTCCAGTGGTTACTCATACCACTGGTCTTACAGTTGTTTTGTCGAATGAGACAGTTTCCGTAACAGCAGAAACGGACGGCACGATTCCAGATTACAAAGAATGTTTCACTGATGTGCAAGCGTTCTATGGAGATGCGGATGTGACGAGTCTTGCAACATATTCCGTTGCGAAATCAACTGGACTTACCGGAACATGGGATGGAGCAAATCATCGGTACACAGTAACCAACTTAACTCCAGATGATGGATATGTAGATATAAACATTACATATAAGGAAGTAACTGTTACTAGGAGATTTACCATCAGCAAGTCAAAGGATGGTGTGTGGCAGAATAATGTTGTTGAACTGTATGCACTAAACAATGACGCAAATACTCCTCCGGCAGACAATGCATTCACAGAGGGCATCAAAACTCCTTCTGAGACTCAGAGATTCCTGTGGAATCAGGAACGAATGATATACTCAAACGGTGAAACGCTTACACTGGACAAGCATTTGATAGCTATGTATGGTGAAACTGGTGTTGGTATATCAAAAGTTGAAGAGTATTATGCTTTGTCACCGAATACAACTGCACCGGCAGACAATGCTTTCTCTCAAACTGTTCAGATTCCGACATCAACGAATAAATATCTTTGGAATTACGAACTTATCACTTATACCAGTGGAGAAACGAAGAAGACCAATAAGCATATCACTGGCACTTATGGAGACAAGGGAGATAGTGCAATCCGGTACTATCTGGAGTTTTCAACCAAGGTATTAAAAATAGGAAAGAATGGTGCTTACACTCCATCGAGCGTTACTGTTTCTCTACGGCAAGTAGTTGGGAATACTGGTGTTGCATCTGCTTTCACCGGAAGACTCAAAATTGTTGAGTGGAAAAACGGAACACAGAAAATAAGAAGAAGAGAAACCGAAGCTGGTGTTTCAGTTCTTACACTTACACCTTCCGAAGCGAACATCGATTACATCAAATTTGAGATGTACAATTACGTCAATAGTACTTATACACTTTTAGATCAAGAATCTGTCCAGTGTATGATTGACTTTGATGCATTGTCTCAGGAAGATATTCTCGATGTACTCACAAATAATGGTGACTGGGAAGGTATCTATAAACAAGGTGATGATTATTACATCAATTTTTCGGCTGCCAAAGGTGGATTACTTATTCTTGGTGGAAAAAACAATGAGAATGGTACACTTGAGGTAAGAAATGCTGATAAAAAAACCATCGTAACAGCAAACAAAGATGGCATTAATATTAATTATGGTTCTTTCACTATAAAGGACATAAACAATAAGGTTGTATTCGGGGTAACAAATACCGGAGTTTTAACATCTATATCCGGTTCGATCGGTGGAATTAATATTGCTGATGGAATGATTTATAGTGGCAGTAAGAAATCTTACAACTCAAATACAGCCGGATTTTGTTTCGAAAGTGATGGTGACTTTGGAGTTGGCGGTCAAAATAGCTACATCCAGTGGGACGGAAGCACACTAGCTATAAAAGGCAAAATAACGGCCACTGATGGTGAAATCGGTGGCACAGTAATTAGTTCAAGTAGTTTCCATACAAAGGACAAAGATAGTTATAACGATTCAACGTCTGGATTTTATGTTGACAATTCCGGTTACTTTGGAGTTGGTAATGATGAAAATTACCTCACATGGAATGGAAGCACTTTGGAAGTATCTGGAAGAATATATCTTGGTAGTAAAAGTTCAATTTCTATTTCCAACAATTTCACAGTAACAAGTGAAGGTTATATGACTGCAAAGTCTGGTCAAATTGGAGGATTCACAATAGGTGAAAAAATGTTTTCAACCACTTCTGGATTATACATATCCACAGAATCTCTTCACGATACTATAGACGGTGTAGAATCATGGAATTGGTTTATAAAAGCATCAAATACCTTTGGAATTACTAATGCTGGTTTTTTAGTGGCAACTTCTGCTAGGATTGGTGGTTTGTCATTTGAAGGAGGAGATTTTAGAGCAGGGCGAAAAGATTCCTATGATTCAAGTTATTATGGTTTTTACTATGATAATGATGGCAAATTTGGACTTGGTGGTGGAAATACATACATACGGTACGGTGGTTCTGGAACAAGCGTAACAGCATCATTTGGTGATGTTGTTTTCACTGATGATGTTGATTTTACTGATGCAACCGTAACCGGATTGAGTATTGAGGTATCAGATATTCCCGAATCAATTAATCACGGTGTGACATTCGCTGGTGCCGTAAATTGTTCTGGAATTGAAACGACAGGAATAAATACAAAAAACGGTTACGCTGCTAGATTTTATAGTACTGTATATTTCCACAATTTGGGAAGTGAACAATTGACAACAAACTATAGATTGCTTCGTATTGATACTGATAATAAAGTTAGATTCTGTAATCCCAGTTCGTCCATAAGGTATAAAGAAGTACAGAGAGACTTGACGGAAAAAGACATCGCAAACGCATATAACATTCAGCCTAAGATGGCAAAATACAAAGAAGGGGTCATAGCAAAGGAAGACCAGAGATATAATAAATACTTCCCGATGTTTATTGCAGAGGATGTATACGATAATCTTCCGGATGCAGTTGACTTCAATGAAGATGGGCAAATAGAAACCTGGAATCAGATGATTATGATTCCTCTGATGTTCCAAATGTTAAAATCCCAGAAAGAAGAAATCGAAGAACTGAAGAAACAAATAAATCATTTAAACTAAGGGGGTCTTATCAGGCTCCCTTTTTTAATGGAGGAATATAAAATGGCAGAAAAATATCTAGGACAGTTAACAGCTAAGTCAGCACCTGCAACCGGAGACATCCTTGTATTGGAAGATTCGGAAGACACCAAAAAGATAGACTATGATGCTCTGGCGAATGCGATCCTGAATAAACTTACAACAAAAACGTATACAGTAGCCGGTGGAACGAATACTTTAATAGCTGCGATTGATGCATTAAATAGCAATATAAGGCACACTTTCAGCAATACAACCCCACTGACATCTCAGTTGGATGTGTTGGCTTCCGGCACATATACAGGTTTAATCGGCTCGTATAATCATAAGGATGAGGTTGGTATGCCAGCCAACGACAACTTCTTCTTACAAGTTTATACCAACGGCAGCGGTTATATTGATGTCCTTGCTTACCCAGTCAACAATACCGATGTATACCGTAAGATTAAGAAGGGCGGTACTTGGGTCAGCGATTGGGAGAAACAGCCGACCCGTGCTGAGATAGATGCGTTAAATAGCAATATTCAAGTTGAAAGAAATAACGTTGTTTCAGGAGGCTCTGCGTCCTTCGTACTTAATGATAAAGCAGTTGTAAGATTTCATTATGGGCTTCTAATTGGTGGAAGCAGTGAAGCTACAGCATATGTCGCATTTGTTTTTATTAGTAATAGTGCTGGAAACTTTGGCGTAAAACTTGTTCCTATACTTAATGTCGACAGTCGGACTGTAACAGGAACGTATAATTCGACAACAGGAACTGTCACGTTTACACCAGCAAATACTTTTTATGGTGGATTCCGATATATCGACTTATCATAATTTTTTTACCAATTTAACGCACTAACCATCTCAATGTAAAGTATTGAGTCTATATTCATGAAACGAATAAGTATACAAATAGCCTCTCATAGCAAATTGTTATGGGAGGCGAAACTATTTCATGGAAGTGATTTTCGTGTTTGTGTATTTGAATGTAAATCCAGACAGAAACAGAACAATAGACTGCGTTGTCAGGGCTGTATCTTTTGTTACGAAAAAGGATTGGGATACAACCTTTTTGCACATAGCAGTCAAGTGTTTGAAGTATCACGATATGCCAGAAGTAAATTATATATGGGCAGAATATCTGATGGATATGGGATTTAGAAGACGTATGGTTCCTGACACTTGTCCGTTATGCTATACGGTCAGAGATTTTTGTGCGGATCATCCAGTCGGAACATACCTTCTTGTAATCGTTGGATATGGAGAACGAGGTGGGCATGTTGTCGCTGTCGAATTTGGAAACCATTATGACACATGGGACAGTGGAAATGAAGTTGTCACTTATTATTGGGAGAAGGTGATGAATGATGCCGTATAACTATTCCAATTATAGTAACGGACAGAATATGCAATATCAACAAGGATATCAACAACAACCAATGAATTATCAGGGATACCAACAGCAACAGCCAGTATTTCAACAGCAGATGATGCAACAGCCTGTGTATCAAAACCAACAAGTACAACAACAGCAAAATCAGCAGAATATCAGACCACAGAATTCTCCGATTATCCAATGGATAAAGGGCGGTGAGAATGCAGTAAATGAGTATCCGATGGCTCCAGGTACTTCCATGATCTTTATGGATGACAATGATAATCCTCCGGTGATGTACATAAAGACGGTTGATTCGCTTGGACGTATGCAAGAACTTGAAATCTATGACTGTATACGTAGACAGAGAGGGAATGCATCATACGCACAAGCACCGCAACAACAAGTACAACAGCCACAACAGCAACAGGCTCAACAACCTCAGATTGACCTTTCTCAATTCGTAAAGAAAGACGATTTAGAAAGTATGGTCAAAGAGTATGTAAATAAAGCCCTTGAGTAGAGGTGATATATATGAGCAATCCGTTATTCGGACGTTTTGGAGGATCGGGTCAAATGCCTGGTCCTCTTGGCAATATGCAGAACTTTGTTAAACAGTTTAGGAATTTTCAAAATCAATTCAAGGGAGATCCCAGAGATCAAGTACAACAATTGCTGAATTCCGGTCAGATGACGCAAGAGCAATTCAACCAACTGAGTAATATAGCCAACCAACTAAAGGATTTTATGAAGTAGTCCTTTCGCATGAGTATGCGGTTTTGGTTGGCTTTATTATTTATAAAAATTAAATATGGAACTAATCAATGAAGAAGATCCGAATATGGGTCTTTTTTTTTGTTTCCCAGTAACTAATTCACAAATTTCATTATAACGGAGGTAATTGTTATGTCCTTAGTAAATGAAGGTAACGGAAACGGAATGGTAATGCCTGTTGGTCCGATGGCTAGTGCTTATGGCGGTGGCTACGGTGGTGGCTACATGGGTGGTGACATGATGTTCTTCTGGATCATCCTCTTCCTGTTCGCAATGATGAACGGTGGATGGGGTGGATTTGGATTCGGTGGCGGTGCAGGAATGCCGTACATGATGAACAACACCACGAACAACGATATCCAGAGAGGTTTCGATCAGCAGTCCATCATGGGTGGCATCAATGGCATCCAAACCGGAATCAACGGAATTTCCACGCAGCTTTGCAACGGATTTGCAGGAGTAAACGCAACAGTATCCAATGGTTTTGCACAGGCTGAAATCGCTCAGAACGCTAGACAGATGGCGAACATGAATCAGCTTAATGCAATTGCTATGAATCAGCAGAACTGCTGTTTCGAGAACCGTGCAGGTATCGCAGACCTGAAATATACCGTTGCAACGGAAGCTTGTAATGATCGTCAGGCTGTTACCAACGCTCTGTTTGATGTAACAACCGCTCAGAACAACAACACTCAGCAGATTCTGAATACGATTAACAATGGTATTCAATCCATCAGAGATGACATCTGTCAGGAGAAGATTGAGAATCTGAAAGCGCAGAATCAGAATCTTCAGACTCAGCTGAACATGGCAACGCTGAGAGAGTCTCAGACTGCACAGAATGCATTCATTCAGCAAGGATTCAGCAATGAGGTGGATCAGCTGTACAACAGACTGAATAGTTGCCCGGTGCCCAGCACCCCGGTTTTCGGACGCACCCCGATCTTCACCTGCAATAACAACAATGGTTGTGGCTGCGGAAACGGTATGATGTAATCACGGCTTTCTGAAAGGAGGGATTAGATATGCCATCTTATGGATATAATCAAGTCCAAAGTGTCCCACTGAATCAGGGAGCCATATTCAACACTGTCAGCGGTTGTGGATGCAATTGTGGAAAAATTTGGCATGAGAATGAAACACCCACTGCAATTCTGCGTGGTGGAAACTGCGGAGCCAAATATAAAGTGACCGCAATTTCAAACATTGCACTTCCTGAAAATGCAACAGTGGTTCCGATAGCTGTCGCTTTGGTGGTGGATGGAGTTGTGCGTCCGACTTCTCGTGCGATTTCAACTCCGGCGGCTGTGTTGGAATATGACAGCGTGACTGCCTCTGACATCATCACGGTTCCTCATGGTTGTTGTTTTAGAGTTGCCCTTGAAAATGTGTCTGCAAGTGAAGTCGCAGGATATGTTCCTGCACCGCTTATCAATATGCAGAACCTCAACATCACTATCAATCCAGTGCAATAAGGAAGGAGGGAGAAACCCATGGGAGAAGAGAAAAAAATCCTTGAAGGATTGAAAGAATTGTATCTTGATGAGATCAAATCCATCAAAAAGAAGGGGGAACTCACTCCTACTGATGCTGAGGCTGCAAAGAAAGCGTTAGAAGCCATCGAAAAGATCAATAAACTTTGCTATGACGAAGAGTACGAGGATGAAGGATATTCTGAAAGGATGTATCCTCGCTACTCTGTGAATCGTTCCTATCGTAGCATGATGCCTGAAATGAGACCGTATGATTACGACGATCATATGAGCCGCACAGGTTATAGTGAAAAAAGAGGCAGGAGTGCTACCACAGGACGTTATATTTCAAGACACGCTGGAAGTGATAACGATAACATGGTTATTGATGACATTATCGCAAAGCTTGAGAACATGAAGAACTATTAACTTTTGAACAGTATGTAATGATTTAACCTGGAGGCATATCGAATGTCCATTGAAGAAATCTTTTCAGCCATGTCAGCACATATGGTAAAGGGCATGATGGTTCACGAGCAACTGATGAATTCCTATCTTTTTCTAAACCTCAAAGGATATGCAGCTTGCCATGAATACCACTACATGAGTGAAACTAAAGGACATATCAGGTTGTCAAGGTACAAGGTTGATCACTATGACATGATCATCACACAGACGTTTGACAGTAATAATGTGCCAGATATAGTCCCTATGTCATGGTACGGATTTAATCGAAATAAGATTGATCCAAATATGCGTATTCAGGCGATAGAAGCTGCCCTTGACGAATGGATTAAATGGGAGGAAGAAACCAAATCGTTCTACCAAAAGATTTACACGGATTTGTTAACACAGAACGAAATACCTTTTGCTGAATTTGTGAAAAGTTACATCCTCGATGTGGAAGAAGAGATTGTATATGCTAAGTCCGAAAGACTTGCAAAATCTTCAATGGGCTTTGATATTGTCTCCATTTTGGAAGAACAGGAAGAGTATGAAAAACGTTTCAAGAAGAAACTGAAAAATCTCCTGTGAATCATCCTTGCCAGATGGAGGACAAAATGGAAATACTACATTATATCTCCGCACACTGGGTTGAATGGCTTTTCATGATTGTAACCGCTGTCATAGGGTTTGGATACAGAACAGTTTTAAAGAGACTGCAAGAAGAAAAGCAAAGAAACGAAGCGATTGCGGAGGGAGTACAAAGTCTCTTACGGGAGAGCATCGTCAATAATTACAACAAATATCAGGACAAAGGATTTTGCCCTATATATGCGAAAGAGTCAATCAAAAAAGTGTATGAAGCCTATCATAATCTGGGCGGAAATGATGTTGCAACAAGTCTTTACAACAAAGTTCTGGCGATGCCAGAAGAAACAGTTTCCGATAAGGAAGAATAAAATGATTATCTGGCAGTAGGTCGAAAACACTTACTGCCAGTTTTTTATAGATTGAAAATTTGCATGAAACTTTACACTTCACACAAGGGAGGTGAAGGAATGCTTTATATAAGACAAGAGAAGTCGAAGGAAGATAGGAAGGTCATCCTGACGCATATCTATCTGACCAAAAACGACAGTGCATATATCACACTTGACTTGACGGACGGATCCGGAAACCAGATACCGCTTACTGATGATGATGTAATCAGATGTCAGGTCAGGAAGACACCGGATGGTGGAGATATCCTTTTCGAAGGAATTGCAGATGTGGATGACGATGGTATCTGTTGGCACATCACTCCTTCGGATACAGAAGATGTCGAAGTCGGTGAATATTTCTGGGACGGGCAGATTGAATATGCAGAAACCGGAGATGTGTTTAGCTTCGTTCCGGTATCTCCGTTTACGGTAATGTCCCAGGTAACAGAGGAGGTGGATGGCAATGGGTGATATCAATGCTAGTATCTCCAATAGACAAAAAATCAATGCCGGCATCAAAGAAACACTTCTGAAGGGTGCTTCTGCCTACGAAATGGCTGTACAAGAAGGATATGTAGGCACAGAAGAAGAATGGCTTGCATCTCTGCATGGTACAGACGGTCATACACCGGAGTTATCATCTGAAAGAACTGGGAGCAAGGAAACGACCATTTACGCTGACGGTGTAGCGTTCGCACGAATCCTTGACGGAATTGACGGTGCTGACGGACAGAAGGGTGACAAAGGTGATAAGGGTGACACCGGAGCAACTGGGCCTCAGGGTCCAAAAGGCGATCCAGGCGAGCTGACCTTTGAAGATAAGCCTGCGGATGCTTCTGCGTCTGGTTCGCAAGGACAGGTAGCGTATGATAGCAATTATTTGTATATCTGTGTGGAAACGAATACATGGAAACGAGTTGCACTTGAGACATGGTAAACTAACTTAAAAGGCGCAAGAAAGAAATATGAAAACAAAATGCATAAAATCAAGTCAATATATGACAGATATTCGGTGTCATATTGAAACCGAAGACGATGGTGGAATGTTCGGAACTTGCCCGAATTGCGATCAGTCAGTTCCAAAGTTTACAACTACAGTTGAGCCAACCAAGTTTTGTCCACATTGTGGTCAGGCTTTGAAGTGGGATGAATAACTTAAATAGGACATTGTGGAGTATGCCCACGCTGAAACGCACCGATAGTTGTACGAGTAGCGCTCAACCGGACAGAGAAAAGGCGGCATATACAGAACAGATGAGATGGGGGTCTGTTCTAACTTAAAAGGCGCATTAATAACTTTATCACACTCATGAAGTCTAAAATCCGAAGGATTAATAGACTATGAAATTGCATAGTTCAAAATAACGAGTCTTATTAAACTGTGGGAACTGTCAGATGATGGATCCCTTTTATATTGGAAGGAAGGTGTAAATATGACAATTTTTTCGAACAAAGTTTTCGATTGCCTCAAGTGGATCGTTTTGGTTGCATTACCGGCATTCACGACTGCTTATGTCGGCTTGTCTGCGATCTGGGGATGGCCTTTCGCAGAAGAGGTAGCTAAGACATCTGCAGTTATCTGTTGCCTACTTGGCACTCTTTTGGGGATCTCTAATCTCCAGTACAAGATGAATGGAGGGAATAGCGATGAAGGAAACGGTTAATATCCTCGATATTGTTGACGTGGCTGTGGAGACAACTCCGGAGACACTGGCAGAACTGACAAACGGAAAAGGAGATGATGAAGACGATGAGTAACAGCAAATTGATTTCGTGTGACATTCCCAGTCCGTTTAATTCTGGACAGAGAAAGCACAGCATCGACCGGATCACTCCTCATTGTGTTGTCGGTCAGGCATCGGCAAGGAATATCGGACTGTGGTTTCAAAGCCCATCTGCAAGATGCTCAAGCAACTATGGAATCGGCAAGAATGGCGAGATCGGATTGTATGTAGACGAAAGCAAACGGTCATGGTGCAGTTCTTCAAGTGCCAACGACAATCGGGCCATTACCATCGAATGTGCTTCCGGAACACAGGAACCGTACGAGATGCATGATTGTGTATACGAGTCATTGATTAAATTGTGCGCTGACATCTGCAAGAGAAACGGAAAGAATCGCATGGTCTGGATTGATGACAAGTCAACAGCACTTGCCTATACTCCGAAGTCCAATGAAATGCTTGTTACAGTCCATCGTTGGTTTTCTGCACAACGTACCTGTCCAGGTACGTGGCTGTACAGTCGGCTTCCGGATCTGGTCAAGCGTGTCAATGTTCTTCTTGGGAGTGCTGCGACAGCTACCACTCATACGGCTCCGAAGAAAGAAGAAGAGATCTCCGATGGGACGTATCTTGTGAGAGTAAAGATCAGTGACCTGAATATCCGCTCCGGTCCTGGTACTGCTTATGAGCGGAAGGGGTATATCGCTCCTGGGGTTTACACCATCGTTCAGGAGAAAGTCACGAATGGAGTTGTCTGGGGTAAGTTGAAATCCGGTGTAGGCTGGATCTGTCTGGCCTACGCACAGAAGGTATAAATGATAAAGGGTCGATCTTAATTGACCGGCCCTCTTTTTTTATGCATTATTAAATAAAGAAGAAACTCATACTGTTCTAGTGCCTACTGACTATAGCCATGTGGATATGGTTCAGAAACACTAGAATGATACGTTAAAAAAATAAGTTACGCAAAAACGATTTCAATTTTCTTGTCTAAACCGTATTTCATTTCCTTTATAATTCCTCGCCAGAACTGCCGTTTCTGACTGCGTGTAAGGCTCATATACAGCCCTTCGAAGTCGGTGTTAAGAAGATTACGGTAACCGCTTAAATCAACGATTCTGGGCATCTCAGAGCGTTTCAGAGCATCCAGAGACTCTTCCAGTCTGAGTCTGTCTTCTTTGTATTCTTCCAGAGTAATCAGTTCGTTTATGTACAGTTCCTTCAGCCGATTAATCTTCTTATGTATATTGGCAATCTGCTTGGAATTGTCAATTACAATCTTCTGCTTTTCTTCGGTTTCGAAAATCCAGTCGCTGAGTCTCTTTCTGGTTTCTGACAGAAGTATTTTCTCAAGTTTGTTTTCTCCGATGATTTTGGTATTCGGACAATCAGTCAGTTCTTGTCGAACATAATGTCCTGGGCATCTGTAATAAATATACTCGCAGTCCGTACCATTTTTACACTTCTTAATCTGTCGCACACTGGAATATGTTCTGCCACATTGCTTGCACTTAATCATGCCGGTGAACAAATAAGTATGTTTCTGCGAAGCTGATATATTGCGCTCCAAAAGCGTCTGTACATGGTCATACAGAGCCTTTTCGACTATAGGTGGACAGTAACTAGGGTTGCCATTAAAAAGCCCGATATACTTCGAATTAGAGAGCATAGACTTGATGATGTGCTTTATCCTTGGATACCCATGTTCTGCCATGAATCGTGTGGTTTCATTTAGGTTGTTATGGAGAGCATAGTGTTCAAACATTTCCCGAACGAGTGGTGCATTCTCATCCGGCACCAGATGCTTATTTTCGATCCGGTAGCCTAAAGGCTGATTACCACTTAGGACTTCGCCATTCCTTGCTTTGTATTCGAAGACTTGTTTTATCCGTAGTCCAGTATTCTCTGCTTCGAACTGAGCAATGCTCATCATTTGGTTGACAATCAATCTGCCAGATGGAGTAGAAGTATCATATATCGGCTCCCATATCGCAGTCCATGTTACGTTGTGCTGATCTAGAATTTCCTGAGTGGCAGTGTAATGTCTTACGGACCGAAACCATCTGTCTAGCTTCGTGAAGAAAATTCTGTCTATCTTATCTTGTTTCACATCTTCCAGAAGTCTCTGCAACTCATCTCGCTTAACTTTTGTTCCGGAGAATCCATCATCCACATATTCACCGACCAAAATCATATCATCATGCTCCATAACGTATTTCACCAGAGCATCTCGCTGTGCCGGTATGGAGTCACCTTCTTGTGCTTGTGCTGTTGTTGAAACTCTTAAATAAATTCCTACTCGTTTTATATACCCACCCCCTTAATAGTCTTCCAGACTTATGCCAAGAAGCATATCCAACCGCATCTGTTCCTTTGCCAGTCGGTTCTTTGCCGCGTACCATTCCTTTTCGTCCTTAGTTTCGACCAGTTTCTTTTGCAATCGTTGAATCTTGCCTTTTTGCGACCGGATCTTTTTCTTCTTTAGCTGTTCTTCTTCTTTAGTCGGAACTTTAGGTGGTTGCTGAAGTAAATCGAACATCAGTGGCATTCGTTTGCCAGTATCGGGATGAACTGCATGAACGAACAGTGACGGAACTTTGTTTTTGTATCCGAGATATTCCAATAGATCCAATTCGCTTTGTTTTGGAAAAAACGGATGACTACGGAATTTAATCTCAAAAATTACGTTGTTAGCTGCGCTAATTGAAACTCCAAAAAACGAGGATATTTCGTCTGCCGTCCTTAGATTTTCCGCAAAAACCACTGGCCTTGGAGCCAAAACTTGCGAAGCAAAATCGTTCGCAAGCATCTCATCATCCGACAGCAGTATGATATGTCCAAGTTCGTGGGCTAGCGTAAACAGCTTCCTTCTCTCATGTACCTGGTCGTTCATATATATGGTTTTGTTTTTCCGAACCACATACGCATCACCGGAAACCTTTTTCATCTCGACAAGTTCCTCATGCGATGTTGCCGTCTCTTGATAAGTTCGAATCTGATATCCAATTTTGTCTGCAATCTTTTGACAGTCCACTGGAAAAGAAGTGATGCCACAATATTTGTATATTTCTAAGATTTCTCGCTCATACATAATTATCACAGCCCATCCGTATTTCCGTTTCCAATTGCATCCGATTCCCCATAATACACTTCTGACGCATAATCCATCATTTCATCGCCTTTGTCCCATGTGTAGGTAATAACTACTCGATTTTCACTAGGGTTATCTTCACTGATTGCTGTCAACAAGAATACGGAAGAATCATTGTCTCCATCCCATTCGTAAATAGAATAGTGTTTGTAGAGAAATTCGTACTCAGACTGTAGTTTCTTTGGCTCTCCATACAGACCAGTTAATTTTTCCAGTAGGTCATCGCTTACGGATTCTATGTTTTGCGGATAGAATTTATACTGTCCTGCATATAAAGCAGTATGCTCATCATCTTTTATTATCTTTTTATCATCTGGAACAAGTGAAAAATACATTTGAATGTCTTCTGGTTTATATCCGGCCACTTCTAAATCATCGTGTGTTATTGCAGTGTATTCCACACTGTTGTTATTGGAGTTAATATCAGTTACTGAATAATCTTCGTATCTTAAAGTATCAAGTCTTCCAAAAGTAGCACCACCAAAACTCATCCATGTTATATCGGATGTGATTTGCTTTGCTTCCGTAGCTGTACTTCCCCACGGAATATTTCTGAAAAGAATCTCATCTGCCAGAGCAGAGGATGACACACTAAAAATTGCGATTGTTCCGATTGCGATTGCGATTGACTTCTTCATTTTGATTCCCTCCTGTTTTTTCTTGCGACTCGTAATTCAAATTCTTCATCCTGATACTGGAGAAGTGGAAGACGATCCTTCAACGGCAGAGACTCCAGAATCTCTCTTGTAATATGTACAGTATTTTCGGTTTCGTTTTTACACCGATCATGCTCTTTATCTAATATGGTGGTGACAACATCTTTTCCAAATGAATCCAGACTACGGAATTTGATAATCATATCCAGTTCGTTGTCATTCAAATTCAAAGAGATAATTCTATCGTTTCTTTTTTTATTGAAAGCAGTAATATATTCTCCAAACTGTTCAGCATCTGACTTTGGTATCATCGGAACATCCTCACCCATCAGCCAAACCGGATCAACATGAAGGCTTTTTGCAATTGCTTCTATCACAGGGATTTTAATAGAAATGATTTTAGCATTCTCATATCTTTGTATTGTGGACCTAGCCAGATGGACATCATTTGCTATATCCTCAAGCGTCATTTCTCTCATGTCCCTCGCTTCCTTGATTCTATTTCCGATAAGTTTGTTTCTGTCTTCGTTTGTCATGTTTTGTCACCTCTTTTCTTTCTTATATACTATCACAACTGTTTGCATCACGCAATATAATGAAACGAAAAAAAATAAAAAATTTTGCATAATGCTATTGACACGAAGCGTTGCATGGTGCTACAATCTTCTCAGAGCGAAAGGAGGTGACATAAGTTGGTAAACACAAATAAAGTCAAAGCAAGAATCGTTGAATTGGGATATACGCAAGGTGATGTATCGAAAGAAATGAAGCTTGCACAGCCCACTTTTAGCCAGAAAATAAACAATCTTAGGCCGTTGGATGTGAATGAAGCACTGACTCTGGCCACGTTCCTGAAAATCCCGATTTCTGAATATGGCGATTATTTTTTTTATACCGGAGTTGCACCAGATGCAACATTAACAAAGGAGTGATTAAGTGAACGATGTAGTGAATTATACAAATGCTCAGCTACCAAACACGTTGGAAGACCTTACACAATTTGTTTTGGTCGGAAAAGCAAAACTCCAAGCTTATATGCTTAAACTCCAGACAGTAAATAAGCTGTCTACAGCACAGGAAATCAGGGATCAGACTCTGAAAGAAGCACAGGAGATTTCTACTGCGTTGATAGCAGCCGAACAGAGAATCGGGGAATTGCTTCTTGCTATTCCGAAAGCATCCGGTGGAGACCACGGCAACCAGTACGCAAGTGCCAAAAATCCTGACTGTGGGAATTTTGGCAAATCAAAAGCCGAGACCATCAAAGAAATGGGCTACGGCAAAAACGAAGCCGCTGACTACCAGCAAATGGCAAAGAATCCGGAGATTGTAAAGAGGGTTATTGAGAACGCTCTGGCAAATGGGGAAATCGTCACAAAGACTTCTGTAATGCGTGAGATTAAATTCTACAAAGATCGAATCGATGAACTTAAAAACAAGAAACCAGAAGTAGTCACCAAGACTGTAGAGGTAGTTCCGGATGACTATGAGGATCTAAAAAAAACAGTCGAAGCTTCACGGAAGGATTACAGATTCCTTGAAAAAGAACGGGAAAAAGACCTTCAAAGGATTAAGGAACTGAGAGAACGAGTTAAAGACCTGGAATCCAGAAATGACATCGAGGAACTTCAGAAGAAACTGGAAACCGAAGCTGGCTACTTTGCTATCCGAACATACGATTACATCCAGAAGAACGGTGGGTTTGTATGGATTACCGAACGGATAGAGCAGTTGCCTGAGAAGCAGAGAAAAGAGTTTATCAATACAGTATATGCGATAGACGCTTTCGCAAAGCAAATGGTACAGAACATAGGAGGATATGGCATTGAGTGAACAAGTGTATAACTTTCAGAAATTTCTGGAACAGATGGCAGAAATGCAAAAGCAGACGCAGTTGACTATTCAAGTCAATTCAGAGCATCTTGGCACTATTGCAACAAAGGTCAAAGAAAACAGTATCAAGATTCGGGAAACGGCAGAATCGTTTGAGTCTTTTAAAGACGATCAGGAAACCAGATGGAAACGGATGGCTGAAAAAGAACGAATAGAGGAAGAGCAAGCCGGAGAAATTGATGACTGTATTACAAATAGAATTTCTGTGATTGCGGAAGAACACAAATGGTCTGATGAAGACTATATGCGCTATTTCGGAGGATTCAAAAAGCAAGCATGGATCGATGGCAAAAAGCACAGTTATGTCGTTGGAAAGAAAGGAATAAGCACAAAGAAGTGCTTCTTTGAAGACGTTAAAAATTACTATGCAAGTTGGACTCCTTATGGATGGGGTGTTAAAGGATACATGAGTCACTTGGATAAAGTCCGTGAGATGAGAGGAAGGGGATAATTACCATGCAGAAGATTACAGTAGACGAGTGGAAGAACATTTCGGCTGGCACAACTATTCCGAATGGGTATAGCAATGGATACTGCACCGCACCAGTAGACCCAGGGAAGTACACCCTTTACGAAGTTGTTGATGATAACAACGTACACAAGTGGTGGGAGTGGGTTAAACAGTGAGCGATCCGAAAATTGAAGTTGTAGGGGAGTTAAATATTTCAAAGGTATGTCAAGTGCTGTCACTTATTTTGGGGATAACGGTGACAGTGAAGAAAGGGGTAGAGCATGAAAAACAGACTTAGCTACCGGATGTTTTGTGTTGGTGTTGCCGGCGTAGTTCTTTCAGGGATGTTTCTGGATGGCAAATTGTGGGGAATTGCCTTGATGTGCATCCTGATATTCGGAATCATCGGATCAGTCGGTTATCTGACGATGGACCTTCCGGAAGTGCTGAACAGCCTGGAACCAAAATCCATCAAAGACCGGAAGAACGAGAACAGGGAGCATACCTACCGGACATGGATTTCAACTAAAAAAGGAATAAGGCTTTGAAGTGTGGGGACAAATCAAAGCCTTTGGGGAGAGAAAATCGGTTTGTGTGTTTCCGATCTTCCTCTTTATTATAACAAGTCGGCTTGTAAAAGCAAGATTAAATAAGGAGATAAATATGAAAGTAACACTGTTATCGCTTTACATGAAAAATTTTAAAGGAGTCCGAGAACGAACCATCAACTTCGGACAGACCTTAACAGAAATTTCTGGAAAGAATGGAACCGGAAAGAGTTCCATCTATGATGCATTTGAATGGCTGTTGCATAACACAAATAGCCTGGGTCTGACAGATAAAGGTGTAAATGCTTTTTCAAGACCTAGAAACGCAGACGGATCTCTGGTGAATGACGTAGAGGTTAGCGTCACTGCGAGTATGGTCATCAATGATAAACCATGTAGCATCACGAAGACCCAGAAACAGAAATTCACAAGGGTCAGGGGTACTGACCAGACGGTATTCAAAGGAAACGAGAATACCTATGAAATCGATGGCATTCCGAAGAAGGAAGCAGAGTTCACTGCTTTCATTGAGAGCATCATTGATCCTGAAACATTCAAACTGCTGACAAATCCGGATTACTTCATGGATTTGCCAAATGACGATGTGAAGGGAAAGAAAGGAAAGATGAGTCTGCTTCTGGAACTTTGCGGTGACCTTTCTGACGAAGATATTCTCAAAAGCAATCCAGAACACTGGAGTCCTATCGCAGATGATGTTCTGGCACTTGGGACAAAAGATGCAACTACCAAGGCAAAACGAGAAAAACTGGAACTGGAGAAAAATCAGAAGACACTTCCGATTCGCATTGATGAACTGTCCTTGCAGCTGAAGGACATTCCGAATGTTTCCGCTCTGGAAGAAGAGAAAGCAACTCTGGAAGCCGAATTGGAAACCATGACAGCAGAGTACGAAAAGCTAAAGAGTGATTCTTCTCAGGCTGAACTTCGGAAGAAACAGATTGAGATCCAGAACAGAATCAACCAGGTTGTCATGGAAGAAACTTCCAAGGCAAGGGCTGAGCACGAAAAACTTTACAAGGTATATGCGGATAAGAAGATTGCATATACGCATCTGGAAGAAAAAGCCGAATTGATCCGGAGAGAAATCTCTCGAAAAGAGACTTTGGTTAAAGACCTTCAGGATGTACTTAAAGATGAGGGTCTGAAGTATAAGGAAATCCAGGCTAGAGAATTGGATTCATCTGCCACCGTCTGCAAATGTTGCGGACAGATTCTGCCGAGAGAGCAGATTGACAAGATCAACAAAGACTTTCTCGATAGGAAGAAAGCTGACGCAGAAGCATCCAAGAAACGTGGTTGGGACCTGAAGGGCAAGATTACAAAGCTTGAAGAAGAAAAGAATTCTTTGGCTCTTGAGCAAGCAGAACTTGCTGGCACGATTCTGACAGCAAAGGGATATATGGATGACGCAAAGAAAGAGTTCGATGCATCGACTGATAATCCGGATCTGTCCGATCATCACGAACTGAATTCCTTGCGGAGCGAACTGGAATCTCTCGTTTCAAAACTGAGTTCTACGAAGGATAACAAAGACAAAGAATACGAACTGTCTTTGGAAATCACGAAGTGCAAGGGAAATATCAACGTCATCCGTGACCAGATTTCCAGTGTGAAGACGGTAGAGAACAACAACAAAAGCATCCGTCAGAGACTGGCAGAACTGGAAGATGAAAAGAAGCAAATCGGTCAGAACATCGCATTCGCCGAGCAGAAAATCATCCTTCTGGAAGAGTTCTGCGTGACGAGATCCAAGATGCTTTCGGACAAAATTAACAGCTATTTTGAGATAGCTAGGTTCTCTCTGATTGATGAATATCAGTCTGGTGGAGTTAATTCTACAGTACGAATTATTCATGAAGGAGTCGATGGGCTGAACATTAATCAAGGTCATTTGCTGTTGACTTGTATCGATATTATTCGAGCATTCCAGAAGCATTATGATTGTTATCTGCCACTGTTTTTGGACAATGCAGAGTGCCTGAGTTCAGACAATCAACCCCATGTAGATAGTCAGCTTATTCTTCTGAAGGTAACTGACGATCCGGAACTGGTGGTGAAGGTAGCATGAATTTGGGAAGCTTGCAACAAATCTTAGATGAATATGAATCTGGTGTCTATAACTTCACAAAGGACGGAAAGTGCGTAGAATGCGGTAATTGTTGTTCAGCCATACTGCCGGTTTCTTCCAGTGAAATCAAAGAAATAAAGCGGTATGTGAAGAAGAACAACGTCAAGACCTGCAAGCACTTTCTGCCTACACCAGATGGTGAGATATTGGATCTTACGTGTCCGTTTCTGGACACGACAAAACACGAAAAGAAGTGCCGGATCTATCCGGTCAGGCCGACTATCTGCAAGGCTTTTAAGTGTGATAACAAGCCGTCTGATATCGAAGCGGATAAGAAACTGTCGATCATGAAATACGGTGTGGTCGATATGTGGGAAATTTTTAAGGAGGGATGATATGCGAACCATAACAACTATTGAATATGCAAAATATTCTGCCGAAGGAAAGAAAAGTGACGACAGACTGTGGAAGTATTACAAGACAAAGAGCATTTCCTGTGCCATGAGAAGATTCTTCGCAGAGCGTGGCGATCAGACAGACCTTCTGCCGACAAGAGTCTGGCAGAACACTTACGAATAAAGGAGGGGCATATGCCAAACGAATTAAATGTTACTTCCACCACTAATCTTGGAGCGTGGACGAACTGGGCATTAAACGAAGTATCAGCCAGATTCGAATCCGGAATGATTGCGTTTGATGACTACTCCAAGAAATGTGCTACGGACTGTATGTCTGCAATATATCAGCTTGTACAGTCAACTGATAAAGCGGATCTCTCCCAGATTGATACTTCAAATCTGCGAGATATTGTCATCAGATGTGCTTCTTTGAAGCTGTCTGCGACCGCATTTCCGGCAGAAGTTTTCTTCCAGCTTCGCAATAAAAAGGTCGGAAACGAATGGAAAAAAGAGGTTGAAATGGGAGTGATGGGGAATGGTTATGATGCCATGCTCCGTCACTTCGGAGTGAATATCCAGAAGGTTTATCCGGTCTGGGAAGTGTGTGAAGGTGATGATTTTACATACCCTAAACGTAGGGGAATGGAGATTGAACCACCGTCATGGGAGCCGAAAGGATTGTCAAATAAAGTAGTCAGAGTAGTCTATCCAATCAAGCTGAAAGGCAAAGATGGAGAGGATTATCTGATTGCTGAAAGAGACAGTGTGAAGGTTAATCTGATGGCACACATCCGCAATAATTTAATGAATGAAACCTTTGGATTTGCCAAAAATAGATATGATGCAACAGCAGACCAGAAGGATAAAATCAACCAGAAAAAAGAGGAAATCTACTCTGCATTGAGGGAGTGCCAGACAGTAGATGATATGTTGAAATGCGAGATTGCAAAACCATATATTTCAGCAGCCTGGTTGGATTCATCGGAATCAATGATCGTTCGTAAGATGAGAAATAATGCCATCCGGAGATTCCCGAAAGACATGAGCATCATCGCAAATCAGTCCATGATAGAAATGGATGAAACGTATCGTCAGTCCAGAGAAGAAATTACCGAAAAGGAAAACTCCGAACCGTTCATTATTGACGGTGAAATGACGGAGGTAGAGCAATGACTACATTGATTGCCGTATCAATTAGTTTCTTCCTTGGATGCTGTTTCGGAGTTCTGATTACTGCTGTTTTGGTTTCATCTCATAACTGGGATGACGATGATCACGATGACCGGAAGCGTCATCATTAATCTTCATTCAATGGTGGAGTTATTTCCTGGGGATACATCCATCATTTTCATATACTGTGACGGAGGGAGGTGGTTGTCATCGCCGAAGTGATTGTAATTAATTCGGGATCTAGTGGAAACGGATATGCGCTCCAGACCAAGAAAGAGACATTGCTTATCGAAGCTGGAGTAAAGACAAAAGAAATGCTGAAAGCTATCAACTATAACGTTTCCAGAGTATCCGGATGTATTGTATCTCACCGGCACACCGACCATGCCAAATTCATAAACGAGTATCTTCGATATGGTTTCCCGATATACATGACACCGGAAAGTATGGCTGAGACTCCTGTGCCAGAAATTTATCGTAATTATGAGAAGGTAATCGGAGGATATAGCGTAGTTCCTTTTAGAGTTCCTCACAACGAGACTGAGTGTGACGGATTCTTAATTCAGCACAAAGAGTTTGGAAGACTTCTTTTCGTTACAGATGCAGAGATGTGCCCATACGATATGTCGAGTGTAGGCATCAACCACGCACTGATTGAGTGCAACTATAGTGACAAATATGTGGAGGTGACCGATCCAAACATTCAGCACGTATGGTGTGGGCACATGGAACTGCAAACGTGTAAAAGGTTCATACAGACGATTTACAAACCTACCCTAAAGACAGTAGGGCTGATACATATATCAAGCACAAATGGGCATCCTGATGCGTTCCAGAGGTATTTACAGCAAGAGTTTCCGGACATCAGAATCTGGGTCGCAAAAAAGGATGCAAAAATCATGTTATAGGAGGACTTCTATGAATCACGTTCAGTTACTTGGGAGATTATCCCGTGATGTAGACCTTTACCAGAATGGCGAGTCTTCGACAGCTAAGTTCACCGTAGCTTGCGACAGAGCATACAAGAAGGAAGGTGGACCGACAGCAGACTTCATTAGTTGCGTTGCTTTCGGGAAAACCGCAGAAACGATTTCCAAGTATTTCATCAAAGGAAATAAGATCGCAATTTCCGGTCGAATCCAGACCAGTAATTATACGAATAAAGAGGGAAATAAGGTGTACACCACCGATGTTGCTGTAGAAAGTTTCGAATTCGTGGAAAGCAAGAATTCCGGATCTCAGGCACAGCAGACAGCACCTCCGCAGCAGTTTGCACCGCAACAGCAGATGCCCCAGAATCAGGCTTTTGCACCACAGGGTACAAATATGCCACCACAGTACGGAAACGCTCCTGTCGGGGCAAATACGATGCCACAAGGGTATCAGGCACAGCACCAGTATCAGGCACAGCAGATGCCACAGCAACAGAACCCATATATGCCTGGTGGATTCATGTACGTTCCGGAAGGTTCTGGCGAAGAAACCCCCTTCACTTAATAGGGGGTGGATTCCATGATTATTTTGGAAGATACACGACAACAAGCAAGGAAGCATGACAAGAAGCACGAATGGTTCATGGCACATGGAATCCATGTTAACCGAACGATGTTAGTCTGCGGTGATTATCAGATAGCTGGAAATTCATCAGTGGTATGCGATAGCAAGCAGTCGATTAACGAGTTAATAAACGATGTGCAAGCCAAGCAGATGCCAAAGAAAGCTGTCTGGGACTCGCTTGAAAACATTCTTCACTTTGACATGGAAGGAGTCGGTAAGCAACTTTACAAGGCCGTAACCGATGATGATTCGGATCGTTTTCCGGAACAAGATATAAGTGACATATGTTTCCAGAATGGCATTCCTGAGGTCCAGATGAAGCTTGTACAAGACCTTTACGTGCAGAGACATGGATTCTTCCATCGTGGACTTGTAAGGGCAAAAATGTACGGAGTCAAGCTGTACATCCTGGTCGAAAATGTCGAAGGTGTGAAAAGCATCGATGACCTTTTCAGATGGGTGAATCCGAGAAGCCAGATTTACGTAAAGTCGAATCAGATAATCGGTTGGTATAAGAACGGCAATCCCCGTTACAGAATGGTACAGAAGTATCCGAACTGTATGCGTGGGACTCAGCTTGCTAAAGCTTGCATCACGATGGAAAAGAAGTATGCACCAGTGGAGTTTGTTTTCTGCCGACCAGACCAAGCCGGTCCGATGATCGTAAAACTGCTGACGGAAGGTGGTGGTACGAATGGCTGAGAGACGGATGTTTGCAAAGACAATAGTTCTTTCCGATGCATTTCTGGATATGCCGATGAGTGCCAGATGCCTTTACTTCACACTTGGAATGTTCGCCGATGATGACGGATTCGTAAATGCTCCGAAAGCAATCATGAGACAGTGTGGAGCGTCTGAAGATGACATGAGAGTCCTTGTGGCAAAAAAGTTTGTGATTCTGTTTGAAAGCGGAGTAATCGTTATAAAACATTGGAGAATAAACAATTACTTGCGGAGCGATCGATACACAGAGACAAAACACATCGATGAAAAGAATTCCATAGTAATCGAATCCAATGGTGCATATCACCTGAGAGATGAAGAAAATAACTCTGGTATACCACCTGGTATACCCAATAGCGGTATCCCCAGTATAGGTAAGTATAGTATAGGTAAGGATAGTATAGATAAGAATAATAATACTAGTACGGAGTCTGACAAGCAGACTACCGTACTGTTGTCCGGAATCAAGCTACCTTTGGTGGATAAAACCGTTTATGATGTTCCGATTCCAAACATTGAGATGTGGAAAGAAGCATTTCCAGCAGTTGATGTAGAAGGTGAACTGTTTAGGATGAATGCATGGCTTAATTCCAATCCTACCAAACGGAAAACAAGAAGAGGAATAAACCGTTTTATCAATACCTGGTTATCAAAGGTTCAGGACAAAGGTGGTAGTAAATACATTCCAAAACCAACCATCAAGAAACAGGTAGAAGAAGAGCAAGCCCTTGATTTATGGGGAGATGATTAATAATGCACTACGAAGTAAAAGAATCTGACATATTTGACTTCGCAAGAATACGTGGAATCAGGACTAAAGAAAACGGTGATGAAATACAGTTCCAATATTGTCCGTATTGTAACGGAGGTAATTTCCAGAAAGATAGGGGGACATTTTCTATCAATCGGAAGACTGGTCAGTTCAATTGTATGAGAGCATCCTGTGGTGCTACCGGAAATATGATCACCTTGGCTAGGGACTTCGATTTCAAGCTTACTGATGATTTCTCAAACTATTATCGGAAACGTCCTACATACAAGAAGATACCACAGCCTACGCAGCCGATAGTGCCACTCCCTCCGGCACTTGCTTTTCTGGAAAAACGAGGGATAGGAGAATCAACTGCGATTGCTTACAACGTCACTACAGACAAGAATAATGACGGAATCCTATGTTTTCCAATCTACGATACAGACGGAACTATCGTGAATATCAAATATCGGAATATGAACTTCACGAAAGACAAGGCAAACGGTGCAAAGGAATGGTTTCACAAAGGATGCCAACCGTATCTATTCGGAGTGCAGACATGGAACAGGAGTTTCGACCGTATGGTCTTGTATGAAGGTCAACTAGACGCAATGTCTGGATTCGAATCTGGAGTAGAGAACAGCTTCAGCGTTCCAGGAGGAGCGAAAGGTTTTACATGGTGGCCGGCAAGTTATGATTTTGTTTCACAGTTCAAAGAGATTGTTATCTTCGGAGATTACGAAAAGGGATCCATAACGCTTGTTGATGAAATGAAGCAGAGATACAACGGTGCAATCAGATGTGTAAGACCAGATGATTACAAAGATTGTAAGGATGCAAACGAGATCCTTCTGAAGTATGGGAAAAACCAGGTCCTAAAGTGTGTGGACAATGCAACATTACTTCCGATAGCTGATGTAATCGAACTTGCGGATGTTCAAGATGTGGACATTTCCAAGATGGAAAAACTCCAGACCGGAATAAAGACCGTAGATGATTTGTTGTACGGTGGACTTCCGTTTGGTGGAGTTCATCTGATAAGTGGAAAACCTGGTGAAGGAAAATCCACTCTGGCAAGTCAGATTCTGGTAAATGCGATTTCAAATGGATACAGAGTTTTCTCTTATTCCGGAGAGTTGCCGAACTTTATGTTCAAAGCATGGATTAATTACCAAATAGCCGGTGGAAACCATGTATTCAAGACTGGAGATGGAATCCACGAAAACTTCGGATACAGCATATCTTCTGCAAACAGAAATGTCATCTCCGAATGGTACAGAGGGAAAGCATTCATCTATGACAACAGTTCCATAGATAGTGATGAACATCTTGGATTACTGGAAGCTACGGAAAAAGCAATCCAGAGATATGGATGCAGAGTGATTCTGATTGATAATCTTATGACCGCACTGGACATGGAAATGATGGCTGCGGATGACAAGTATGAACGGCAGAGTAAGTTCGTAAAGAAACTTGCCAGAATAGCGATTCGATACAACGTGATAATCCTCCTGGTAGCCCACAAAAGAAAAAACAATTTCTCGCAAAATGAGAATGATGAGGTTTCTGGTTCTGGTGACATCACAAATCTTGGAATGGTAACTATAGCTTACGAAAAGAATAAGGATCTGGACGATTCCCAGAGGGTTATCAAAGTATCGAAAAACAGACTGTTTGGAAAAACGAACACAAAAGGATTCACAATGCAGTTTGATGAACGGTCCAAAAGAATCTTCGGTGAAGGTGATGATCCGAATCGTGAATACGGATGCTTCAACGACAAAGAGGATGGATTTGTTCCGGTAGATGATGACGTAGTGTTCGATTAAGGGGGTGGTAATACGGCAGTAATCGATGCAAAGCGAAAAGACAGAGAGTCGAAGTTCATGGGCGAATATTGGACGTTCCGGAAAGCTGTAGGGACTCCAGAAGAATCCCAGGTTTACTGGAATCAGGTCATCCAAGGTGGCAATTACCTGATAGGTAAGTACGGAAAGGATGAAGCTGGTAATGAAGATTACTATCTCCAGAGCATGGTTCTTAATTTGATTCATGATTTGGAAGCCAGACGGCAGTCAAAAATCAACTACGCAGCTTCACTGAAATGCTTCAATCAGATGAGAGCCGGTTCTGGATTACCACCGGTAGTGGAGGTGAAACAATAGCACATGAATGACCACGAAAAAAAGATCCTGTTCACCAGTACAAATGATGAATGGGCATCACCACAGGATGTATTCGATGCTTTGAACAATGAGTTTCATTTCAACCTGGATCCATGTGCTTCTGACGAAAATCATAAGTGTGAAAAGTATTATACCATCGAGAACAATGGCCTGTCGAAGTCTTGGGGGGGTACAGAGTGTTCTGTAATCCACCATACAGTAAGATAGGCAGATGGGTTGAAAAATGCTATAGAGAATCACTGAAAGAGAATACTGTGGTTGTGATGCTGATACCGGCAAGAACAGACACAAAATACTTTCATAAATACATTTATCACAGGTCTGAAATACGATTTATCCGAGGAAGATTGAAATATGGGAATGCTAAAAATAACGCTCCATTTCCGACAATGATTGTTATTTTCAGATCTCCTTGTTAAAGAAAGGATGAGCATATGTCCGACTACAACGAAAAGAAGTTAATCAGCGTTCTGGAACGGATTGCCAGAGCATTGGAACGTACTGCGAGATCGCTTGAAAGAAGCGAAAACTCCACGACAGATGAGGTAGACGATGATAACGAATCTGATGACACAGATGATTAAAAAGAAACGACTGGATCATGCCGAACGGATGCTTAAAAAGAAATTCGGTATAAACGAAAACTTATGGGTTGAGGACTGTATGTATCTGAACCGGACAGGCAAGAAGCACTGCAATGCTACGACACAGACAACTTGCCGTCACTGCCGGTTCTACAGCCCGACAATGGAAGCGAAAAAGAAGTTTTTGGAAAAGTTTGAGGATTAATAACATATTCATAAGAGGATTTATTCTTAATGGAGATGGGAATATGTGAAAGAAGGTGATTTTGATTTCTGAATATCAATTATCTTTTTTTGACCTTGAGCAACAAGAAAAGAATGTAAATCGATATGTAAGACGAATAGACTACGATGACACAAAACCATTTCTTCTTGGAATTCATTATGCCAGACGAATGCCATGTATAACAGATGCTTTTGGGTTATTTGTAGACGGAGATTTGATAGGCGTTGTTACATACGGGATACCGGCATCGCCAAATTTATGTGAAGGACTTGCCGGAGAAAAGAACAGAAACAAAGTTTTGGAACTTAACAGATTGGTATTACTTCCAGATAAAAACAAGATGAATAATGCAAGTTATCTTGTCTCACATAGTCTTAAATTACTCCAATATATATATATATATATATTTGTTGTATCTTACGCAGACACAGCCTGGGGCCATATAGGATATGTGTATCAAGCAACTAATTTTCTCTATACTGGAATGTCTGCTAAAAGAACGGATGTGTTTATTCCAAACGGAAAACACGCTAGGCATACAGAAGGATTGGACCCGAAGATACGGCAGACGAGAAGTCCGAAACATAGATATGTTTATCTCGTTGGTGACAAACGTGATAAGAAACGAATGTTACGGGAACTGAAATATCCGATAGTAAGCAAGTATCCGAAAGGAAATGAAGTAAGATACAATCCGGAAAATCCAGTTCCAGTAATCCCAATACAAGTTATGGGAGATGATGATTTTTATGAAAACGATGGAACGATATAAAGATATCTCCGGATATGAAGGGAGATATCAAATAACTTCATGGGGTAGGGTTTACTACGTTGACAAAGACAGATTTCTGAAACCGGAAGAGAATGAAAAGGGATACCTGAGAGTGGATCTGTATGATGATTCCGGTAAAAGAAAGCATCACAAGGTACACAGACTGGTAGCAAAGGTTTTTATCAAAAATCCAGATGGTAAACCTCAAGTCAACCACAAAGATGGCAACAAGCAGAACAATTCAGTAACCAATCTGGAGTGTGTGACGAACAAAGAAAATGTTGACCACCGTAAATCATTAATCAAATAAGAACAGGAGGACTAAAAGATGAGTAAAGTCAAGATGGTATCCCCGTGGGAGAATTTTTACAAAGAGATTCCTGGAGTATTCTACTGCACATCGACAGAGGAGTGATGGTATGAATAACGAGTATAGGGATCATTCTGAATGGATTCCGAAAATAAAACGAGGGGAAGATTCCAGAAGACTGGTATGGGTCTGCAAGGAATGCGGATATATCAGTCGGAGTAGGACAAGGTACTGTGCTGGATGTGGAAATCCTATGTGGAAAGGAGTCAAAAATGCAGATACAGAAAAATGACGTTGTGCAGTTTACGGAGGCACATAAGTTGTGCGGATGCCTTGGCATCGTCAAAGAAGTAAAGAAAAACAGGATCATGGTAGGTGTGCCGGTCCCACAGCAAGGAACTGCATACATTTTCGATGATGGGAGCAACATTGAGTACATAGGTAAGGACGAGGATGGTACAGATACGCTTTACCTACGGAGACGGACATGGTATTGCGGTTAATCTTTGTGACGCTTGCAGACGGGAACTGTACGAAAAAATTTGAGGAGATAACAAATGCGACACTGTGAAAAATGCGGTTTCCTTGCTGTAGAAGGGTATGAATATCCTGAATCATACTGTTCTGTTGGTGTTCAAGAAAACGACCCGAAGTTTGATGAGGATAAAGAGGGCTGTGGATGTCATTACAATATCAGGACTTTGCGAAAGAGGAAGGCTGAAAACGAACACGCAGAATACCTTTATTATCTTGGATACTCTGACTATTCGCTTATGCCTACGATGGAATACACAGAAGAAAACGAAAAGATTCTGGAAAAGCACAGGGAACTGATGAGACACGCTTTAGGATTCGGACATAAAAAACCATACACACGGCATGGAAAGAAATTCTACAGGCCGTACAGGAACTATTTTGAAACAAATGCCAAAACAGTTGATTACCCATATTGGGAGCGAATGGTAATAGCAGGGCTTGCAAACAAGAAAGAAGACGGCGAAAACATTTGGTATTTTGTGACTCGTTCCGGTATGGACTGGCTAGGGCAACATGACGGGATTCACATTTACGATAAGCAAAAGTGATATATAGTCGAATGATTGAGATTTGAGGCGATGCGTTTGGAAAAAGTAATAGGTATAGATGCCAAACAGTCTCACGCAGTATCAGAGGTTATCTGTGTAAAGTGCGGTAAGCGGTGGATATCCGTCAGACCTGAGAAAACGCTTCTGAAAGATTTAGAATGCGAAAATTGTGGTCAGGGATATGTGATCGAGACCGGGCAAATTCTGGAAGTGTACGAAGATTGAGGTGATGCGGATGACAAGAACAGAACAGATTTTACAGCTCATAAAAGACAATCCTGATCTGCCAGTAGTACCGATGGTCGAAGGTGAAGTTGTAGGTGATGATTCATACAATTATTGGCTTGGACATTGGGGACGGTCGGAAGTCACAGAGTATTATCTAGGCAGAGAAAAATTGCACTTCAAAGACGATGACGAGGAAGATGTCCTCAATGATTTGGAAGGGTGCAAATACGGTTGCGATCCACAAGGCAGAGATATTTACGAGTTGTCAGATGAAGAGTGGAACGAATTGTATAAATCAGTCCCATGGATAAAATGCATTGCGGTTTATATTACAACATGATTGATTAATCCGGTGCTGACTAAGAGTCAGTTAAATGACCATCTGCCTTATGATGCAGAGCTAATCGTGGATGCATACACGGGATTGCCCAGACTGCTGAGCGGACTGGGATTGCTGAGGTAACAGCCGAAACTGAGAGAGGTGAAAAGATGCCGCCAAAAGATACACATAATCCTGAGTTATATGTCTTATTTCCAGATGGGAAAAAGATTGCATTTGGGAAAGTAAATGAAATTAAAACGATTTCTGATCGTGAAGATTTTTATGAGTCACAGTGCTATACAGGACCTGCACAAGAGTATGAATTTACTTGCAGATGGAATCCGAACATAAGAACACTTTATTTTATTTTACACGGAAAATTCCCGACAAACAACTGGTTACGGATGTATGGAGAACGGTCATGCCGGAAGAAGAGGTGAAAGAATGAGTTACGACTTGAGAATCGCTGTCAAGGTGGACGGAGCGGAAAAAGGAAATGAATATGCTGTAATTGCAGAACCAGAACTTTCTAATCCGACTTATAACATAGGGGAGATGCTTAGAAAGTGTATGGATTGGGACTTTGATCAGGGCAAGTATTATAAGGTATCAGATGTTTATCAGAATATTATCAGGGGAATCATAAACCTGAAAGAGCATGAGGAAAAGTTCGAAAAGTATAATTCACCGAATGGGTGGGGGACTACTGTGAGCGCATTAAAAGCACTTGAATCACTGAAGCAATGTATAGACGATATAGAAGACCCTAACGGTTGGTGCGGTTGGAATACCTTCCCCAAAACTTTACTATATGTCACTTGGTGAAAGGAAAGGAAGATGAGGAGGAAGAATGATGGACATCGGTGATATTTGTGATTACTGCGAAGATCGTGAATGTGAATTGTGCATATATGGGAATCCATGTCTTGGGTGTGAGGACTACAGTGGACACGGCATCTGCTTGTCTAAGGGTGGATGTGGAAAGGAAAAAACGGAGGGTGAAGAATGATTGAATTAAAACCTACCGACTTGACCGAGTGGGACGGCTTTGATATATATGACGCTGAAACCGGAGATAACTTATCACCGAGCGAAGTGGCAGAGAGAAGCTTCACGGGAGACAACTACTACAGCCTGATGGCAGATGGGCTTTTGCTTACATGGGAGGGTTTCTTATACCTGAGTCTTGATGATGGCCGACACGCATACATTCCGAAAGAGGGTAAGTATCTGATCCAGATCAACGGTGGAAAGTACGTGAGGTGGTAAAATGCCGACAATAATAGATGCAATGCAACCGAATCCGAAACAGATTTTTATCGACTGGGCAGATGGAATCCGAAGATCAGCCTATCGTGGAAAAGAATCACTTAAAGTCAATACCCCAAAAGAAAAAGACATTGATAATGCTTCTGATTGCTTCGGTGAAATCATCGGACAATGTGAAGCAATTCTCACAGTGCTGAAGAATGCGAGGTGAATGCAAATGAGTGGCTTGAAACATTGTCCATTCTGCGGTGGAGAGGCTGAATTAATTGCCGTACCGAGTCATTTTAAACAAGGTCTTTCATCAACTGGATGGTTGGTGAAATGTCGGAGCGGATGCTGTAATCAGATTCCATGGATGTCAGATCACGATGCGATTGAAGCGTGGAACAGGAGGGTAAAGGATGAATAACCTGAAATCATGGAATGACTTTTGCATTGAGAAAAAAGGCACTCCAAAAGGATGCGAAATAACGGCAATCGCTTGTCCGTGTTGCGGAAGAGCGTTATACAAAGATGTTTCAATTGTTTTGACATCATACCCGCCAACATATAAATACTTCTGTAAGGAGTGTGGATGGTGGAATATGGCAAGGGGGTAAAGGAGTGCAAAAATGGAAGTATTTCAAGCAGTTGGTATTATCGTTATAGCGTTAGCCTTTTATGCCATAGTTAGCCTTTTTATACCGACAGTAATTACGAACGGCACATTTGAAGAATATAATTGGATTGTAGGATGGTCAATAGGGTCTGTTTTGTTCTGCATCGTTGTTTATTTTTGGGTGGCAAATCTTCCGTTTTTTATATGAGAAGGGAGAATGGTTATTTAATGAAACCACAAGAAAAAGACCGCATCGAGAACGCAATCAATCATATCAGGACATCAGTCGATGTCGATCCGTGGGCGATGGAGATTGCGACAGATGCGATGATGAAACAGATACCGAAGAAGCCGACGCTACATGAAGGGTGGTTGTACTGTTCGGTTTGCAAAAAAGATATCTTGATGGAAGGGTATAAGTTTTGTCCAGACTGCGGACAGCGGATTGAGTGGATGGATGACGAAACATGACCAAAACATTATGCAGAAATAGACGGTTTTATTCGAGTTGGGGTGATTGGAGGGTAAAACATGACAAATGAAGAAGCAATCAATGTCTTGAAAAATACCGCATGGCTTGGAACCGAAAAAGATCGAGAAGAAGTAAAAAAAGCCCTTGAGACGCTTTCCAACACTTCGGAAATCCCGAACAGTTCCGATGACCTGATAAGCAGACAGGTGGCGATTAAACTTATACACAGTTTATATCCGAGTGCGCCAATAATGCCAATGAACAGAAAGCAGTGGAAGAAAAAATACAAACCATATATAGAAGCTGAAAAAGCGTTAGAGATGTTGCCATCCGCAGAACCAGAAGTCATCCATTGCAAGGACTGCAAGTATATCCGTTACGACACCATTTTCAATCAGGCTTGGTGCAATCACCCGAAGGGAGTGACAATGGTTTTTGATGATGCCAAAGAGCATTGCGGAAGAGCAGAAAGGAAAACAGATGGAAATCGATAAGTATTACCATATGCATGGAACAAAGGACAACATCATTATGGATGAAATATTTCCACCGTTACATCCGGATCGTAAGACTGGAGAATGGGTTTCAGATGGGCCGAGTTACATAGGTGGATATGACTGGATGCACTGCTCCGAATGCGGATACAAAGAAATAGATGTTTCTGTTGCAAGGACGAACTACTGTCCAAACTGTGGGGCAAAAATGAAGTAGAAAGGCGATGACAATGAAACAAACAATATTTGATGGAATCTTAGGTGGCATATGCATCGGTCTTGGATGCCTTGGATACATATCAGTTGACAATCCGTATATGGGTGCATTTCTTTTCTGTATCGGACTGGTGACCATATGCATCATGCACTGGGGACTGTTCACTGGGTACCTCTGTGGATCCAGAAGTCCAAAATTAATTGGAGTGGTACTTCTAGGAAACGTAATCGGGATCTATCTGACGTACATCATGGGATATCTTTCCGGAGCAAATTTGGAGAAAGCATATGCCATAGGTCAGAACAAGATGAACAGGCCACTGCATATCCCGTTTTTATCCGGAATGCTGTGCGAGATATGCATCTACATTGCGATTATCGGATACTGGAAAAGTAAAACCGAAATAGGAAAGCTGCTTTCAATTATTTTGGGAGTGATGGTATTCATTCTCTGCGGATTCGAGCATAGCATAGCAGACCTGTTCTATGTCCCATTAATCTCCCCGAAAGCAATTGTGTTTTGGATCGTAGTGGCACTTGGCAATATCGTAGGAGCGTTGATTATGCGACTCCTGGATAGGAGATGGATATGAGATATCACGATATTTATCACGACAATATGAACAACGGCGAAGGGCTGAGAACGGTTCTTTGGGTAGCTGGATGTAATCATCATTGCAAGAATTGCCAGAATCCGGATACGTGGGACCCTAATGGGGGAATCCCGTTTGATGAAGATGCCCATGATGAATTATTTGATGCATTGGAGCCAGATTACTGTGACGGACTTACTCTTTCCGGTGGCGATCCGCTTTATCCGCAGAACAGGAAAGATGTATTGAAAATCATACATGACTTCCGTCTTCGTTTCTGGTGGACAAAAACCATCTGGCTGTATACCGGATACACGATGGACGAACTGGAAAAAGAAAACGATGCGGATGTCCGAGAGATACTATACTACATTGATGTCCTTGTAGACGGACCGTACATCGAGGAACAGAGAAACACGAAGCGGTACTGGGTAGGGTCAGATAATCAGGAAATCTGGAAAAAGGACGAGCATGGCAGATGGTACAAGACCGAGAAGCAGTATGAGAAAAGCATCACTGAAATGAATTTGGATGAACAGCATCATAAGGAGTGTGGTTGTGGATGATTTTGTTTGTTGTCGTAGGTACGATTATACTATCAATTTTTATAATTGTTCTGTTGGTATTTTTGATTTCTATAATTGTTCCTGACCTCTTAGAAACGATTGACGAAATCTCAGAATGGAAAGCAAAACGAGCAAAACGGAAGAAACGGAAACTGGAGGATGACGATGGGGAGAGCAGAACGTAGACGGCAAGAACGACAGCAACGAATCCTGACGAAACGGGGAAACTTATCTATATCCCCTTACGAGTTGCGACAGATAAAACGTAAAGCGGTAGATGACATTGCTGCATTTGATGTGGAAATTTTACATACCTGTTTTGCAGTGGTCTTGCACGAAGAATTTGGATTCGGGTATCAGCGGATCATGAGGGCATTAAGTGCTGTCGATAGAAAATTTGGGCTGATTCTTCACAATGAACTGACCGCAGATGAACTAGCCAAAAACCTAGAGGACACCGTTGGGTTAAAAGTCAAATATTCAAAGGAATGGTGATTATGAAAATAAGACGGGAACAGGCATATGAACTGTATATGGCACTCAGCCGTATGGGGGATGTATCCGTAATGAAGACAGCATATGCCATCGCAAAGACGATGAGTAGCATCCGTACCGAAGCAGAGTTTTTCGAAAACCAGAGGAATCGTCTGCTGAAGAAATACGGGAGGGAAGAGAAAGGGAATCTCAGCATCTCGATGGATAATCCGAACTGGAAGGACTTCGCAAGGGAATATGTTGAACTGGCATCCGAAGATATCGATGTAGAGATCCACCAGGTTGATGCCACGATGGAAGACTTTATGGCAGAAGGTGTAAAGGCAAAAGACTACAGTCTGGTCATGATGTATCTGGTACTGCCACCCTCTGCGGATGAATCGAAAAATTAATGGAGAGGTACTTTCGGAATGAGAGTTGAAGTGATTGACTACAGAGACAATTGGCAAGCAGTCAAGAACGCTGCTTTGAATACTATCGGGAAAAATAACGGGAAGTATCCTTCACCGGAATGGAAAAGGAAAATCCTTCTGGCAGAACATTCTCCCATCAGACTTCTGGAGTTTACGATCCGAATCGAAGACATCCCTTCGTGGGTAAGCGTACATCTGGTACGACATAAGATTGGAGTCGAACATTTCGTAAAGACGCAGAGGACAGACCGAACTGGCATTGATAGGAACAATCTTCCGCAGAGCAATCCGGTGACTCATACGATGCGGATTAATGCCCAGGCACTCATTGCTATCAGTCGTAAACGGTTATGTACACAAGCGTCAAAAGAGACGAGAGAAGTGTGGAGAGAGGTCATAGATGCCATTGCACAATATGAACCGGAAATAGCAAGTGTATGCGTTCCAGAGTGCGTATACAGAGGATTCTGTCCTGAGATGCAGAAATGTGGATACAGCACATCTGATACCGGTCGTGAAGCGAGAATCGAGTACGTGGAAGGTAATGGAGTGCTAAACCCATACAAATCTTCCGAAGGTGTAAAGAGGGATCTCGAAACCATCCGCAAGGCCGGAGTAAGGTGCTGTGGCACTTGCCATTATTACCGCATCTGGAACGGGGTCTGCGTCAATGGATCGTCAGACTATGTTGCTGATTTTGTATCGCTTGACTTTGAATGTGAACATTGGGAGGAAATGAAGAATGCTTGAAGTTTTACAGTTCATTTTGAGTAGCCCGACAAATTTTCTTGGGACGCTTGCTTTGATGATGGTAGCCGGTGCATCCGTATGCGCTGCGCTTAGTCCCTTCGGAAGACCGAGGAACATGAACATCTACGAACGTGAAAGTAAGGGGGGCAATGATGATGAGTGAGAAGATCCGGATTAAGTACCATGCTGACATCGATAAGGTAACAAAGATTGGAGACAAGAAATCTGATTGGGTAGACCTTCGTGCAGCTGAAGATACATTTATTCCAGTTGGCGAATATGCCATGATTCCCCTGGGAGTATCTATGAAGCTTCCGGAAGGATACGAAGCAATTGTAGCACCGAGATCCAGTACGTTTAAGCATTACGGGATTATCCTTGTTAATTCCATCGGTATCATCGATAACAGCTATTGTGGCACAAATGATGTCTGGCAGTATCTTGCCTATTGCGTCAAGGGAGACTACATCAAAAACGGCATCCGAGGTGCTTACATCAAAAAGAACGACCGGATTTGTCAGTTCAGAATTCTGAAGAATCAACCCGACATCGAGTTTGAAGAGGTAGACGAACTTGAAGACGCAGACCGTGGTGGCATCGGTAGCACTGGTAAAAATTAAAAGGGGGAGTACTTGTGAAATTCATTTGTGACAAGAGGGCATTCGTATCTGCACTGAACATCGCCATGAGGGCGGTACCGAGCAAGACCACACTGCCTATTCTGGAATGCGTCTGCGTGAGCGCAGAAGACGGTTTAATCCGCATTACATCGAATGATATGGAATTTGCCATTAACACAGTTACATCTGCCATTGTAGACGCACAGGGAAGTATCTGCATCGATGCAAAGATTCTGAACGACATCATCCGTAAACTTCCTGACGGGGATGTCACGCTGGAGACAGGTGACAATTCCGAAGTCAAAATAAAGTGTGGCAAAGCACAGTTCAAGATTCCAGGGAAGGATACCGACCAGTTTCCGGATATGCCGAATGTTAAAGGTGGGACGATGTTCAGTATCGCACAGCCCATCTTCAGAGATCTGGTGCAAAAAACAATCTTCTGTGTATCTCAGAATGAAAACAACAAACTGATGACCGGCGAGTTTATGAAAGTCGATGATGACAAGCTGACGGTAGTTGCACTGGATGGTCATAGGGTAGCGATCAAGGAAGCGCAGTTGTCTGTAAGATGTGAAACCACAAGCGTTATCGTACCAGGTCGGTCCATCTCCGAAGTCACCAAAATTTTAAACGGGGGCATAAATGATATGGTGGACATCGTGTTCGCAAAGAATCATGTGCTGTTCAGATTCGATGACACCATCATTATCATCCGTACCCTTGCTGGCGAATACTTCGACTATAAGAAACTCATGAAGTACGATGCTACAACGAAACTGTATCTGGATAGGGATGAACTGCTTGACTGTATGAACAGATGTCTGGTCCTTGTCCGTGAGGGAGAGAAAAAGCCGGTCATCTTTGATATCGAGAAGGATGTAGCAAACATTTCTGTTGCGACAGCACTGGGTACGGTCACTGAAGACATCGGACTTGAAAATGACGGGAGTCCCATCAGAATAGGATTTAATGCCAGATTTTTGATGGAAGCCATTTCTGCTGTGGATGACGGTGAAATCGAAATGAGACTGATCAATCCGAAATCACCTGTATTCATCACGAAGGATGATGACACCTATATGTATGTTGTCCTTCCGGTTAATTTGTAAAAAGGGGGCATGGAAGTGAAAATGAAGGAAGTCGGCACCGTAACGATAGCTTGTTACGATGAAAACGAAACGAAGAAAATCTTCGACCTGTTTGCCAAAGCATTTTCTGAACAGGAATATTCCATAGGAGTCGGATCGTCCGTATACGGGAGTGGTGCATCAATCCACGTTTTTAGACCGTATACGAATGAAGATGAAGAAGTTATTACAGAAGAGCAGTAATGGGGCTAGAATCGCCAAATACGAGGTCACAGGACTATTCTGTGAAGGGGCATACCCTCTGGAGAGTTTTCCAAAATTCAAAGGAGGGGTAGTATGCCACCCTCTTCAGACTATCTGAAAATTTAAAGGGGAGGTGGATTTATGTGGTTCTTCTGGAGAGAAGATAAAGATACTTTGTGTGTTGGATTCACTGCGAATAATGAAACACATATGAACTTTTCGTACGAATACACACAAGACAATATTGTAAAATCGATGATGCTTGTCAATTACTTGAATGGTGGAGATGGAAAACCATTTCCGTTAGGTGGTGGAATAAATGATGCAAGAAATGAGAATCAGGATTAACGGACAAATAGTTCCAGAACGTCCATATACGACATATCAGTATGAGATGTCACGTAAACATAAAATCCATGTAGGAGATCAAGTATATATTAATTATGCTATGCCTACAGTTGATACAACTAAACTTAAAAGAATTCTGGTGACAGTAACTCAAGTAGACAGATTCTTCGTAACAGTAAAATTTCCTAAAGGTTATGAGACTTCCATTCAGTGGACAGATTTCGAAAATGCCCGTGTAGCATAAATGATTAAAGCACCTGAGATCGCTCTTAGGTGCTTTTTCTATGTGCGTATGTAGTTGCTCTGAACGTGCCCACCCTCTTCGGGACAGTTCAAATTTTAAAGGAGGGGTACTTTTTACCGTGGCACCCTATGCGTACACATCCGGAATTTAAAGGAGGGGTACATTTTGGAATCACACGTGCGAGGTGCTCACCATCCGGTCATGGGACTACCATACACGCACGAATGCTCTTCTTCATGCACCGGTGCTTCCGGATGCCATGTTCTGCTCGTTCGCACATCACTGCCGAAAATCTGTCCAAACTGCTCCAAATCGGCTCCAGGGTCAAGGTGCTGCCAGATCCCAGAGGTCGAGGTGCCAGAGGTCCAGAAACCGGACTCCAGGAAGCAGAGATCCGGAGTTGAGATCCATCAAATAGGACAGTAACAGTTTCGGAATGATCCAGAATAGTCCTGAGACTTCGTAAAATGCCAAGATACGGCTTTAAATCGTTTTGGTGATAACTTGTTAGTGTAGAGGTGTGCAAGGCAAATTTAAACGTTTAACCAAATCATACGTGATCTACGGGGAGATGACGTTGCTGTCCTTTGTGCCGTCATGCTGTCATGCGCTCCGAGATCGTGCGTGGGTTGCTCCAGGTTGCTCCGGCAAACTGCTCTGGATGTCCCGTGGTACGAAATTGCCCTCCGGATCGCTCCAGAGTAGGAGGTTCTTCACACACGTATAAGGTGCTCCAAAAATCAACCGGAGAAGAAGAGTCCTTCATGCGTGTATAAGGTGCTCCAGATCCAGACTCCAGGAGGAAAGTCCTTGCACGCACGTATGGGGTGCTCATTTTTTCCCTAGGGTGGGGAAATCTGGTCGGCAATCCATAGGGTCGGGAAATACGGATCTCCAAAACCAGAATAGTGCGAAAATTCACCATTGCCTAGGTCAATTCGGGCTGTTTTCAGACAATTTGAAAAAGACGGTATCAGCTGGCAAGGTGTCCCCGTTTTGGTCGTTCCGGTCCCATGATCATGCAAAAGCCCATTGCTTTTTTGATCGATAAAACCAAAAAAGGAAAAATTATCTTGTAATATTGTCTGTCGTTTTGATCATGCGCACAAAATTCAAAACAAGCGTCAATTGATTATCGTTTAGCGTGTCAAGTTCTTCCAGGATGGAAGAAAAGTTTTGATCGTTTGAACGATCGTTACAAGAAATTTTGTCCAGGATCGTTTTTACAATGAAACCGTTTAGACTGTTTCCGGCTGCCGTTCTGATTTCTGTTTCTTTTTCAGCTGGAAATCTAACAAGGGTTTTAAAATATTTGTTTTTCTCAAATTTTGCGGTAGCTTTCTTTTGCGCTTCTGTTACTTTCTTCTTTTCTTCCATGATCGTTTATTCCTTTCTATATATAAAGATAACACTTGTGTATTGATCGATAAAAACATGAAAATATACTTTTTCACCTATATGATAACATTATATGTTTTTGATTGTCAATACATAATGTTAACGTTATACAATATGCATAAAACGATATAAAGTTAACGTTATAATTTTGTTGTTTATTCCGATATTGCGCATATAAAGATAACGTTATATAATAAGTATAGAAACAAGAAAAACAGAATAAAAAAAGCCGTTCCTTTCATAGCCTGGAAAACTCAAAAAGGAACGGCAGCACCAAAAACATAAAGTTTTAGGCCCTTCCATTATAGCAAGGGCCGGAAAGGATTACAAGATGAAAAACTACTATAATGAGAAGGTTTTAAACAAATTTAAAGCAGCCCTGAAAGAAGCAATGGAAGAAGTAAAAAATAATAGCGATGTTTCCGTAACTATTTCAAATGGGAATAGCAAGATGGGGGCCGTCGTAAGTGTTAGCTTGCTTCCGTTCCTTACATGCCCGGCACGTTGTAATGGGACGTGCGGAAGTGAATGTTACGCCGCAAAGATCGCAAACCTTTATCCGTCTGTTTTAAAGTCATACGCCAAAAATACGGCCATCGCACTTTATAGGCCCATGAAATTTTGGCAAGACGTGGAAAAAGCCATCAAAGGCGTCCGCTTCTTCCGTTTCCACGTTTCCGGCGATATCATCAACAAAGAGTATTTTGCAAATATAGTTGACATTGCGACAGCTAATAAGCATTGCGAAATCTTACTTTTTACAAAACGGTTTGAGATTGTCAACGCTTATATAAAAGCGTTTGGGGATCTTCCGGAAAACTTACACGTTTTGTTTTCCGGATGGGATAATTTAAAACCCGTCAACCCGTACAAACTTCCGGAAACGAACGTTTTTGGAAAAGAAGGACCGGCCGAAAATTGGAAGGTTTGCGGCGGTAATTGTTTCGAATGCGGCTGTCGTGGCGTGGGTTGTTGGCAAGCCAAAAAGGGCGATACAATAGCCTTTAAAAAGCACTGATAACAAGTTATTCCAGGGGCTGGAAACGGCCCCTATACATAAAAAAGAATGGGGGTAAAGAAGAATGACTTTTAATATGTGGAATGATTATAGACTAAAAGACGTTGTTTGTGCGGACTGTTTTTTCTATCCGGAAAAGGGGACATATTCCGGAAACCTTTACAACGAAAACGGCGTTGTAATTGGGGACTTTACCGCTAACAATTCTGTTATTATAGAGCTTCATTTCCCTGGCATTTTTGAAAGGTAAAGAAATTATTTTCGTGGTAGAATCGTTTGATATTTTTGACTTTGATTTGAAAAGGGGGTTGTAAGATGTTATTCGAAAGAATGCGCATTGCCGACATGATCGAAAGCGTGTTACCTGGTCAAAACGGCGCTTTTCTTGTAAACAATCCGATTGTTTTAAAGAAAAAGTTAATAGCTGCCGAAAGAGTAGCAACGAAAGAAGAAAAACAGAAAATAAAAGAGTTATGTCATCATTTAAGTGTTTTATATGGCTTTTCAGATGGATATATTGCAACGTGGTTCCGTATCATTGAAAAGAGGTGCGAATTATGAAAAAATACATGGTTTTCTATTCCGGATCTTTTTCTTTCAAAGTGTTACTATTAACCAAAAAGCAAGCTGATTCTTTACGGGCTGCCGGAAATAGTGTGGAATTATTATAAAAGGGGGATGTAATTATGAAATATACATTTATTCTAAACAATAAAAAATATATGTTTGCATTCTTTGAAAGTGACGCAAATCATATTATTTTAGTTTCCGATCCTGGAAATGATAACGAAAAAGTAACATATATTCCGTGTAATGTATGTAAGGGATATTCGATCAAAATTAATAAAAAATCATTGTCAAGTGATAACGGGGCATATGGTATTATAAGATTTATTCGTGATTGTTACATGAAAAATATTTGCATATGCTATATTAACAAAATAATAGATATTTTTGGGGACTGAAAAAGTCCCCTTTTTTTATTGCATGATATTCCAGGGAATAACATTTGCTGCCGTTCCGATCAATGAAAAGAAAATATAATCATCATTGACATGGTTATTTGATCAAAAAGTGAAAGAAAAGAAAAACAGAAAGAAAGAAAAACAAGAAAGAAAAAGTAACCAAAAAGAAAGAATAAAAAGAAAGTAAAGAATAAAAAGAAAAGAAACATCTTTATTTTTTTATTTTTTATTTTGAGAAAAGTATTTAGTTTATGAAAATATTTTAGGTTTTAATATTATATATATAATATATATATGATTCTCAAAATAATAGTATATTATAAAAACTCTATTATTATATATATAATATATATAGCATGATTGGATATTATATAATATCATTCCGGATTATATATTTTTCTATTTTGTGCGTTTTTAGTACTTGACAATATACCAGGTTATTTTATATTATGTATCATGTAAGGACCGGAAAAGGTCAAAGCAAAAGGGGCTGTATAAAGTCCACTCCTTACAAGTGATCACTTTTTAGTGATTATTTTGTGATGTGGATTTGTACGGGCCTTTTTTTGTTACTCAAAAACGGGAAAACAGATCTGTTTTTTTATTCCAGCTTATAGTGTATGTCCGTAAAGAGTCCCGTCTTTTTCACATCATAAAAGCAAATCAAAGTATAAAACCCTATTATTATATATATTATATATATAAAAAGTGAGTGATTTATATATGGCAAGAGGTAACCCGAATATAAAAAACTATAGTCCTATGATTGATAATTCCAATATGGACATAGAAGAAAATACAAAAGTAATACAATATGCTTTAGATATCTTTAATTCCGATATTCCGGATTTATCAGATTCTAAACAGGTGGAATATGCTATAAATAATTATTTCACTAATTGCATAAACAAGGGTTTACGTCCTGGTAATTTGGGTTTATATGCTTCTTTGGGATTAGATAAAAGACAAGTATTTGAATTGATACATGGAAGGATAACAAAAGGGGCAAGTGTTGACAGTATCGAACTAATTAAAAAAGCTTGTAAGACATTGTCAAGTATACGGGAAATGTTGGGGAGTCAAGGGAAACTTAATCCGGCAACGTTGATATTTTGGCAAAAGAACTTTGATGGATTGGAAGATGTACAAAGAATAGACATTGACGCAAACAGTCAACCAAAAGCTGAAAAGTCAAGTGATCAAATAAAGCAAGAACTTGTGGACAATCTACCGATCGACAGCAATTACAAAGAGTTATAATACAACGAAAGTGTGTTTCGTACGTTTTTGTAATGTTTATACATAAATTGTTTACTTGTATTATAGCAACTATAGTATAAAGTTAACAATGTATACGCATAATTGGAATTATGCGAATAGTTACAATTTGTTAGGTATGTAAGAACATACTCATATTGTCGGATTGCTTTCGGTTCTGTTATTCGTTGCGCTTGTAAGGTGTACATGATGGGTAGGTATAACGGGGCATCCCGTTGATCATTAACGACTAAATTTTAAAATGAGACTAACCTACAATGGTATTGCGATACATTACAACAACCAACAAAGTAAATAAGTTATGAATAGATAAAAGATTGCGTTTTGACTTGCTTTTTCGTGTTTATGGTTTTGAGTGTTTAACCGTACGGGGGTTATAGTAGCGAGCGAAAAAGCCTTGTTTAGTCCCTCCAATATTCCCAAAAACAAAAAAGGACTTAATTACTCCAATAGATAGCAGAGTAATGATGATTATATATAAATAATATATATATTAATCATCCTCACTATTATTAATTTTAGAGAGATAGTCTTTAAGTAATTCTTCAAGGATATCAGATACAGATCTATTTTCTTTAATAGCCTGGATTTTAATTTCTTGAAGGAGTACAGAATCGATAGTAGTGGTGAATTTTACTTTGCTCATAGGAATTCTCCAATCATTTTTGTTTAGACTATACCATACATACGTATTGACGTAAACAAGAATATTTTCTATAATATACGTAAATACGTGAGAACGTATTAAAAAAATTTCTGAAATACAAAAAAGGGTAGGTAACTGGCATATTGATTTCGGATATGTCGTACAAAATAAAAAAATCAAAATATGGAGGTAAGAATTATGTATAAAAGAAAAAGTTGGGAGTATCTGAGCCTGAAGGATGATGTCTTAAAGAAGTACAGAAGCAAATGTGCTAACTGCGGTTCAAAGGAAAACTTGGAGATCCATCATATAGTTCCATTATCACTTGGTGGAACAAATAACATCACGAATCTTGTACCGCTTTGCTATTCTTGCCATAAAGCTGCACATCAAGGACGGCATCTGAGTCATTATAGGAAAGCTTATAATAATCCACAACCAAGGACTCCAGATGAAGAAGCGTACAAGATTTTCGATGATTACTTTGCCGGAAACATTGGAAGAGCAGAACTCAAGGAGAAGATGGGCTTCTCTAAATCTTACAAAATCACTGACTGCCCTCAGTTCAAGAAATACTTTGAAGAAAAGAATATCGAAAGATATAAGAACAACATAGATACAATACTGAGTAAACATGACAAGTTGAATCCAGGTGTTCATGTTGGATTCGTTGTTTACAAGGACGGCACCCAAGAATACATGATTTACCAGAAAGACAAAATTGTAAAAGAAGAACCGGAGAAAGAAGAGATAACGGAAGATCCGGAGAAACCAAAGAAACCAGAATGTGCGGAAGATCTGTACGAAGCATACCTTACTGGTGCGATGGGTTTTTCCGAGACAGATTATCGGATGACAAGATTCGACAATATTGGTTGGAATGATTTCCGCAAATCTCCTAGATTTCAGAAATATCTTGAAGACCACAACATTGAGGAATATCAAAGCAATGTCGATATGATAATCCGAGTAAGAGGAAACGTAGCAATTGGTGATGAAGTCGGTTACGTCTTGTACAAAGATGGGTCGAGGGAACTGATGATTCACCATTGAGAAATAAAGAGTGATGGTGGCGAGAAAAGGTAGACGCTAAGAAGTGTACAGATAGACAGAGACTCCGGTTCGATTCCGGCGTGGCGTATAGAATAATCTATGGTGGACGAAGTAGTTCTGGACGCAGTGGTTCATATGGTTATATCTTTGTCATGCTAGGTGCAAATCCTAGCCCATCACATGGGGACTGACTTGTTTTGCCACTTACCTTCAGGCTTTTGGAGTTGGTCCCCTACCTACTCCTGTGAGGAATAAGCAATGATGATTAATAGACTTAGAGTTTACAACGAGAATGGTCGAGTTGTACCGACCACAGTTGAGATAAACGGGAAACCGATACACTGTCGGAGCGTGAAGTATGAAGCTGCGGTGGATTCGATACCGACAGTTCACTTGGAGTTAAACACTTTATCGGACATCGATGTAGCGAACATCGGTCAGGCATGGATATCTATTTCGCCGAAAAATTTGACAGAAGCAAATGAGATCATCCGGTTTGAGTTATCGAAACGGGATGATTACTACAAAGGCAACTTGCTGACGATAGAATCAGCTTTGATGGATTCGGGCATCACGAATTCCCACGACATCGCTTGTCATGTACTGGACAGAATGATAGGTGATGACATTTAACCTGGCAGAAATGAATCTTTTTCATTTTTGTATATACTTATCTCCTTCCCTCATACGGCGAATGGCTGTGACTAAAGGACCTTCAGACGGTCCGTGGGGGTATCTCTGATATACGGTGTGGTTATGTTTCGGACGCTGTCGTACTTTCTTGTCATGTTTTGATGAATACCGCCTCCTCTAGGTATAAAGTTGTTATGTTGAATGGGTAATTTTCGCAACTGCACCGTATATCAGACCATAGCAGGATAGAGTAACGGAAACTTATCAGGTTCATGCCCTGATGCTGTGGGTTCGAATCCCACTCCTGCAATCATGGGTGAGTATGCCCAGTTGGCGAAGGCAGTGGACTGTAAATCCGTCACGACAGAAACACCGTAGGTTCGACTCCTACCTCACCCATTACAGCCCTTTCGCCAAACGGTAAGGCACAGCACTTTGACTGCTGTACGTACTGGTTCGATTCCAGTAAGGGCTGTTTACTGTAACTGAATAATGCAATACGGAGGACAGTTATATGAACGAGAGAAATCGATGCTGTGGGACTTGCAGTAACAATGATGACTGTTTGTGTGATGTATATGGGTGGTATCCGGTAGAGGATGATGATCACCCGAACTGTCCGAAGTACGAATCTGACAATAGTTAACAATGGTGGCCGGTACAACTGCTATGTATCGGCTGCCGTTCCAAAATTTCTCAGAAAAACAAAAAGGCACCTGTTATGGCAATGACTAACATCGAAGCGATCAACAGAATACGGAGCATGGACCTTCATGTGTATGGCAACTTGTCGAATCTCATCGATATGTGCATTGCCGTGAAGGAAGAGGAGTCAGATGACTGCGGAAACTACCTTGACATCCAAAATCGGGACGTAGTAGTCGAGAACAGTAAGATTGTCCGGAATATCTGCCTGGAAGAAGTGCAGACGGATCTGCGGTTCATGGACTTGTACTGGAAAGCGTTGCACACGTTGTCGAGATACGATTTCGACAGTTATATGATTTACATGGAGCGTGAGAGACCGGCAAAGAACAGATTTTATCTGCCGAGACGGGATCAACTGTTGAAGATAGGTGCCACACAGTTACTGCAAGACTTGGAAGATGACAAACTGGACATCGCTGCCTTATCTGTCGTTCCTGGTGCCGGAAAAACGACTCTGGGAGAGTTTTACATCACATGGATAATCGGACGGCACGTAGATGACTACAATATCTTCGCATCGCATTCAGGCGGTATATGCAGACTATTCTATGATGCCGTTGATGCTCTGACGGGTTCTGCGGAATACAAGTACGCAGAAATCTTCCCGGAAGTGAAGCGATATTCCACGAATGCCAAAGAGATGCAGATAAATTTTGGCAAATACAAACCTTTCAAATCTCTGTCATGCGTTTCTGTCGGGCAGAATCTTGCCGGTCGTGTTAGAGCGAACAGATTGCTCTACGCTGATGACCTCTGCTCCGGCATAGAAGAAGCAGTAAGCAAACCGAGACTTGATAAGCTATGGCAGTCATATTCGGTTGACTTGCTCCAGAGACGAATCGATAAATGTAAAGAACTTCATGTGCAAACCAGATGGTCCGTTCACGATGTAGTCGGAAGGTTGAAGGTGAAGTATGCTGGAAATCCAAGATCCCGTTTTGTTGCTGTCCCTGACCTCGATCCTGTTACTGGTGAAAGCAATTTCAATTACAAGTACGGAGTAGGCTTTTCGAAGGAATACTTCGAAGATGTGGCAAACACGATGGATGACGTATCGTACCGGTGCTTGTATAAGAACGAACCTATCGAACGAGAAGGATTGCTTTATCCGGAAGACTCGCTGCGGAGATACATCACTTTGCCGGATAAAGACCCTGATGCGGTAATAGGCATATGCGATACCAAGGCAAAAGGAACTGACTATATGTTTCTGCCATGCTTCTACCAGTACGGAAATGACTATTATATGCATGACTGCATCTGCTCAGATGAATCGGACTATGAAGTACAATACCAGAGGATTGCGGACTTGATTATCAAGAACAAAATGCAGATGGTCGATTTTGAAAGTAACTCTGGTGGTGACCGAGTGGCAACTGAGGTCGAGAAGCGCATCCAGGGACAACAAGCTTGCGGAATCACGATGCATTATACGACCCAGAACAAGGAGACGAAGATAATCGTAAACGCTGAATGGGTGAAGAAGCACTGCCTGTTCAAAGATAAATCACTGTATGCTGTAAAATCGGACTATGGTATAGCAATGGGATTCCTGATGAGTTACACCGTAGCTGGCAAAAATAGCCATGATGACGTTCCTGATGGCCTTGCTCAGTTTGCACAGTTCACTGGAAATCTAGTTGGAGCGCAGACAGAAATCTTCGAAAGTCCGTTTTAGGTAACTGCCATGATAGGAACCAAAGGTGCATGGAGAGTAAATGCGGATTGTTACTTGAATTTAGCGAATGCGGTAGTCTTGCAAGCGGTAGAAGACTACAAGGTATCGCTGAAGATGGACCGGAATAAGAAAAAATACAACTATGATCCGTTTTTCCACAAAGAAACGCTAGAACATTTCTTTCTATCAGACTGGTTCATGTTGTTAACGAACGTGAACGGGAGAGTCCTGATAGATACGATACAAAAAGAGGTGTTAAGATGACCACTAAACAATATCTGAATCAGATTCGGGATACAAAGCATGACATTGAAAAACTTCAGGCTAGAATCCGTGATAAGAGAGCATTATTGACATCAATAAGTGTTAATTCAAACGATGTCAGGGTGCAATCATCTAGTGATCCAGATAAGATGGCATCTATGGTGGCAAATATCTTGGATATGGAGTCTGAATTAAAGGATTCAGTGGACAAATCGCTTGAACTGGAACGGAAAATTACGAATGAAATCGACAAGATTAAAGGTGAAAAGTACAAAGATGTTCTGTTCTGGAGATATGTCCAAGGATACACTTTTGAGATGATAGCTGTCACAACCTCTTACTCTTACAGACAGACGATACGCATACATGGCGAAGCACTTTTAGAATTCCAGAATATGTTTGGGGACGAATATAAATCATAAAAAGATGTCATTGAATGTCACATTTGCCCCGTGATATAGTGTAAAGTGTAAATGTGGGACATACCTATAGGCTCATCGTAAGATGGGTCTTTTTTTATGCTTGAAACCCGAATGGAGGTGAGATCCGATGCAGATAGATGGTGCTTATGAGAAGAGAGATTTGGAGTTACTTGGTCGTAAAAGAATTTACACAGATGCTGCGGAGATCACTTCCGACAACGTGATTAGAGTGCTTCAAGATTCGCTTGGAATCCATGAACAGAACCGTCAGGAGATGGCTTATCTGCTGAACTATGAAAAGGGTTCACAACCGCTGATACGTCAGAAAACGATCAGACCTGACATCGATATTCAAGTCTGCGACAACGTAGCGAACCAAGTCGTGGAGTTCAAATTAGGCTATAACTGGGGCAATCCCAAGTCACTTGTACAGAGGGGCGATAGGGACCTGACTGCGAATGATCCGGATTCAGATGACGATGCAATCACCTTGCTGAATCAGATGAATGAGGATGAACAGGTATACAAGAAAGACCAGGAACTAGCCAGATATATCGAAATCTGCGGTATCGGATACCAGATGGTAGATATCAAACGAGACTTCGTGGAAGGTGGATCTGTATTCGATTTACACACGTTGAATCCCATGTTTACGTTTATCGTATATCGGAATGACATCCATGAGACTCCGATGATGTCCGTATCCTATACGGTGCGGAAGAACGGGTCCAGATACTTCACTTGTATCACCAAAGACAGGTGGTTCGAAGTAAAAGATGTCTACGAAATCATCGATAACCAGAAGGTGGAAACGTGGGGACAAACAAGTCGAAGTGGCGAGACGAATCCACTTGGCAAAGTCCCCGTAGTCGAGTTTATCCGAGCATTCGACCGCATGGGATGCTTTGAAAGGCAGATATCTGATATCGATTCACTGAACATCGAGGTATCTGATTTCGCCAATAGTGTGGCACAGAACACACAGGAAATCTGGTGGATGAACGATGCTGATTTCCCGATAGATCCGAAGACTGGCGAGAAAATAAAACCTGTTTCCGGTCAGTGGATGCAGACAAAAACCACTGCAAATGGCAACAGGCCGATGATTCAACCGCTGTCTAGCAAGTTTGATTACACAGGTGTTCAGGCGAATATCATCGAGAAGCGGAACACAATCCTTCAGAAATGCTACGTTCCACTGCAAAGCAATCCTGGTGGTGGTTCAACCGGAACTGCAATGTCGATGTCTGCCGGATGGAGTGCTGCGGAAGCCGTAGCTGCGAAGCAAGAGGACATCATCCGTGGTTCTGTGATGGACATCGTTGAACTGGAACTGCTTGCTATCCGGAATTCCCATTATCTGCCGAGTACACACATCTTGATGGATTTGAAGAAGTCGGATATCCAGCCGAAATTCACACGGCAGAAGACCTTCGACCTTGGCACCAAGACCAATGCAATGGTGACGCTTATCAAAGCCGGTGTGAATGGTCGAATTGCAATGCAAGTAGTTGACTTGTTCCCAGATATCGCACAGGCTTGGGCTGATTCCAAAGAGACAATCGAAAAATTCCAAAAGTCAATTTTTGAACCTCAACAATCATCCTCTTCACAACCGTTTAACGACAGAATCATGTCGGATACGACAGACCAAGGTGTTAACTCGCCACTGCTAGACGGTACGAAGACCGGAGCCGATTACTCCCAGGGTGGTGAGAAAGAATGATCGCATTCGATGAAATCAATGCACTGAACAGTCGTAAAGTTATTGACATTGAGGAATATTTCGATGAGATGGAACTTCCTGAGAGTGAGAAGGAAGACCGCAAACAGTTCGCACGAATGCTTCAGCAAGATGTGTTCTGGATCATCTCACTTGTGTATATTGCTCTGCGGTATAAGAGCGATGTCATGATTCAGACAGCTAAAGAAAACCTTGCAAATGCATTCTTGAATGCTGTTAGAACATTTACCGTTCCAGATTCATTTCTGACGAAATATGCGGACATCTTTGCAGAGGAAATCATCGATGCTACGGTCCGTAACCAAGGCAATATCTTCGATGAAAAGACCACAGAGGAAGATGCCACTGGTGCTTATTTCTTCTCAGAACAGAGGGCAACGTTTATAGCTGAGAACGAAGCAAATGTCGTTTTCAACTATGAACAGTACAGAGATGCCGTCAGGAACGGGATGATGTATAAAGAGTGGATTACCATGAGAGACGAACGTGTGAGAAGAACACACGCTGAAGTCGATGGCATGATAATCCGAATAGATGAGTTTTTTCAAGTAGGGGAATGTCAAATGAGATTTCCGAAGGATATCATGTATGGTGATCCGGAAGAAATAATCTCATGCCGATGCACTGTAAGATACCTTACTGAAGAACAATTCAAAGCTATATTAAGGGCTGCATGACAGTATGTCGTGTGGTTCTTTTTATATATAAAAATCTGCCCCAGAGAAGGGGCTTTACAAATTTCGCAGAAAGTCAGAGAAGACTATAACCGCAAGAAAGGAAATAAAGAAATGGCAGAAGAAAACAAGGTTGTAGAAAACGTAGAAACCACTGAAACCAAAGAAAACGTCAATGCCGAACCGGAAGTAAAAGCTCCTTCCATCGAGGAATTGATGACTGAACTGGCGAAAGAAAAAGCCGAGAAAGTAAAACTGAAAAATAGCTTGGACAACGCTTCATCCGAAGCAGCGAAATACAAAAAGGCTTTGCGTGAAAAGCAGTCTGCGGAAGAGATCCAGAACGAAGAAAAGCAGAAAGCCGAAGAACAGCAGAGACAGTATATCGCTGACCTTGAAACCTTCAAGAAAAAGGCTGAAGCGAAGAGCAGATACGCACTACAAGGTATGACAGAAGAACTTGCTACCCAGGCTGCGGAAGCAGAGGTTTCCGGTGACTATGACCTTCTGGCAAGAGTGCATAAACAGCACACTGAAGCTTTACTTAAAGCGAAAGAAGCGGAATGGCTGAAGAACCGTCCCGACCCACAGGCCGGAAATGATGGTGGAAATGCAGAGAAAGATCCGTTTCTGGAGGGTTTTGGAAAGGCTCATTTTTAAACAGAAAGGACGATGAAAAATGGCACTTGGAACGAACTACGCTGAGAAATATTCTCAAAAAGTAGACGAAAGATTTAAACTGGGACCGCTGACCAGTGGTATGACAAATAACAACTATGATTGGCTTGGAGTCGCAACTGTAGCTGTCTATTCGATCCCGACAGCAGCGATGAACAACTACACTCTGTCTGGCATGAGCAGATATGGCACTCCGGCAGAACTTCAGAATGATATCCAAGAAATGACTGTAACCCAGGACAGATCCTTTACTTTCACGATTGACCGCAAAAATCATGACGATACCATGATGGTCATGGAAGCCGGTACTGCACTTCGCAGACAGATCGATGAAGTAATTATCCCTGAAATTGATACCTACAGAATCGCTGCTCTGGCATCTGGTGCGAAAGCTGCTCATGTACATGATACTACTGCAACAGCAGCGAATGCTTATCAACTGTTCCTCGCCGGACAGGAAGATCTCGATAATGCAAAAGTTCCGCAGGGTGGTCGTTTTGCTCTCGTTACACCTAAGTATCTCAACTTCCTGAAGCTGTCCGACAACTTCATCAAGAAGGGTGACATGGCACAGCAGATCGCAATCACCGGTGTTGTAGGTGAGGTTGATGGTGTGTATATTATCAAGGCTCCGACATCTTACTTCCCGACTAAGGTTAACTGCATCATCACGAACGACACAGTAATGCCGTCTCCGGTTAAGCTTCAGGACTACAAGATCCATCAGGACCCGCCTGGAATTAATGGATGGCTTATCGAGGGCAGACTTCGTTACGATGCATTCATCCTGAAAGAAAAGGCAGATGCCATTTCTGTAATTAAGGATGCTGCGTAAGATGGGAGGATGATCCCATATGATTCGTATGGAGAAAGATGGAATCACTGCTGAAGTACAGACAGAACAGCAAGCTTTCGTTTTCGAACGGAATGGATATGTTCGTGTTGAAGAAGCAAAAGCAGTGAAGGAAGAAACCAATGCTTCGGTAGAGCAGAAAGAGGTAAAACGGGGCCATAAACCCCGTCAGTGAGGTGATTACGATGGATGAGTTGAAGGATGAACTTCTGGAACTGGCCCAGACATATTTCGACAAAATGGATGAGGACATCGATGAAGATTTTATCCTTCTCCTCATCGATTCTGTAATCGACTATTACAAGAATCTTCGCAATTATCCGGCATCCTACGATGACGAAATGATTGAAGCAGATGTGCTTCGGTATTTCAACAGACGCAAATCGAACATCGCAATGGAGATTATCCCTGAGATGTATGGTCGAATGGGTGCCGAAGGATTATCGATGCTTACAGACGCTGGCACAACCCGAATGTGGACCAAGCAGACAATCCTTAGTGATGTCACTCCGATATGCGAGGTGATATAAATGCTTAACGCATGGATAAACACTAGAAAGGTCTGGTACGCATTCTTCGAAGACCAGATACCGGAAGTGGATGAGGATGGTAACTACACTGGTGAACAGTTGCTTGTATACGGCAAACCGCACATGACAAGAGCAAACCTGAGTGCATCAAGAGGTGTGGCAAGAAATGATGTTTTCGGGCTTAATACTTCTTACTCCAAGACAATGTCAACTTCAAAGATGAACCTAGGAATCGATGAGCAGACATTGATTTGGGATGAACAGCCTACGCTTCTTGATGACAACAGCGGTCGTGTAGATCCTAAAACTGCCAAGTACAGAGTAGCTGCGATTGCACAGGGACATTACCATATCCACTATGCACTTCGTCAAATGAATGTGAGTGATGAGGAATGAAAACGATATATGTTGGTCTTTCTGTAGACGAGATTCAGAAAGCTAAGAAAGAGTTAATCGCATATCGGGACAGTTTGAAGTTCAAATGCGAGAAATTCGTATCCAGGCTAGCTGATGAAGGTATATCGGTCGGAACTGCTCGATTATCCGGAGAACTTGGTTCATACGTTACTTTCGAAAAGAAAGTGAGCATGGCTAAGTATTCTGCAAGGGCAGTAATCATTGCTTCATCACCTTCTGTCACACGTACATGGTTGACGAAGGACGGAGAGAAATCTGTAGACATCAGCCCGATTCTGATGCAAGAGTTTGGTGCTGGTCCTCATGCCGACAACCTTAAAAACTCAGAATACGCTGCCAAACTGGGAATGGGTCGTGGGTCGTTTCCGGGACAGACTCATGCAGATGAGGATGAGTGGTGGTGGATGGATACAGATGGCAACTGGCAGAAAGGTTCTGGTGAGGAAGCTACGATGCCGGTGTTTGGTGCTATACAGAAGATTCAGTCGATTATAGTCGAAACAGCAAGAGAGGTTTTTAGCGAAGATGATTGATTGGCAAAACAGAATTTTAACAAACGTGAAGATACAGCTTGGAGACAAATGTCCATTCGTTGTATCTACATCCTCAAAAGTCAAATCAACGTTTCCGGCTTGCTGTGTGACCGTCACTGGTGGACCGGAGATGGAAGCTGACTTGGATGCAGATGAAGACGAAAACGCAATCAACTGCGGTGTATCCGTGGACATCTACTCCAAGGTATCTGCGGAGGATGCGAGGAAACTGATTGGCATTGCTGACAAGGCGATGCATAAGATGGGTTTCCAGAGAGCAATGGGTCCTTCTCAGATAGAGAATCCGATGTCTCCGGACATTTTTCGGTATGATGCTCGATATACAAGAGTTATTGGTTTCAATGACGAAATTAAGAAATTTGAGATTGAGACTCCAAATCCTTGAGAGTCTCTTTTTTTATGGAGGGATAAATAATGGGC